TCAGCTATTACTGCGGAATGTATTTTTGATTTTTTTCTCTGAAAAGAAATCATTTATTACACTATCAAAAATATCTACTGCTTCATCATCCATTTCAGGAGTGAATGTTACATATCTATCTAATGTTACTTGAACTGAAGCATGACCAAGTCTTCTTGATACTGCTTTTACATTTGTTCCAGCTTCTAGTGCTTTAGTTGCATAGAAGTGTCTCAATGTATGAAATCTAAATTCCTTGTTGTATGGTTTGAGTTTCTTTTGAATATTTCTTCTAACATAGCTAGGTCGCTTTAGATAACCTTTTGAATCACTACATACATATTTACCCCCTCCAAATGTTTTACCGTAGAGAAGGGCAAATTTATCCAAATTAGACTTATACTTTTTTAACATTTCTATCAAATCATTAGAAACTTTAATATTTCTAATCGATGTAGGGGTTTTTGTTGCAATTTCATGAATACCACCAATTTCACTTATTTGCTTATTGATATCTAATGTATGATTTTCAAAATCAACATCATCCCATGTTAAACCAAATATTTCAGAGCATCGTGCACCAGTGTAAAGAGCAATGTAGAAAGAAATGTATTCTGGATCAGTTTCATGGAATAGGGTAGGGATTAGCCTCAAAGTATCTTCATCTGGCAATTCATAATTTAAACATTTATCTTTTTTATATTTTTTCTTCCTGATATAGAGATATGGATTATTAGCTATAAATCCTTGATCAAATGCTAAACGAAGCATTTGTCCTAAAACGATATGAACATTTTTCATAATGTATTTAGTTAGGCGTTCAGATGCTTCTGTAATAAAGTTTTGAACCACCATGACATTTATATCTTTTAAATATAAATGGCCTAAACAAGGCTTAATATGATTGTTGTAAACACCTGTATATCCATGTATTGTATTTTCTTTTAATGATTTGTTTGTTGCTTCATTTTTCAACCAATAATCATAAAGTTCGTTTACAGTCATTTTATTTTGAAGATTCTGATAACCCATGCGGTTGTATGCATCTAGCTTGATTTTTAAATTTTCTTTTGCTTCTTTTAAAGTAGCCCCATAAGCATAAATTCTTTTAGGATTCCCGTTTTCGTTTTTACCAACAACTTCATTTACTTCATATGTATATTTACCATCTTTTTTCTTGATTTTTCTTGCTTTTGACATAAATCACGTCTCCTTTCGTATAATAAAACGCCTATGGATATAAACAGGCGTAATATATTTAATTAAGCTTCAATGCTTTTTCTTTTTCAAAAGCTATAATCATTTCAGTTATATCAATCATATCTTCAGGACTGACAGTATGATCAACAGCTAATATTGAATTTTCATAGACATCTATATAATCATCTAATATTTCAGGATGATTATCATAAATGTAATCTAGGTTTTTATCGTGGTTGGTATTTTTCATATTATTGTTTCTTTAGTTCAACTACTTTGCTGACACCTTGCATAGAAGCGGTAAATGAAAGAATATCATTTTTATATGTAAATTCTTTTGTATCATCATTTGAAGCTAATAGTGCATTTTTAGTTTTTTCATGGTCATTATTAGATACCCATGAATATTCACTAGTGGCAGTAGTAGGAGCATCATATGAACCAACCCAATAAGTTGCTTTTGTTTTTCCTTCATCCGTCACCCAATCGATAGAAATAACGTTATCAGAAATTGTAGCTTCCATCCATGTGCCCTCATTTTCATCTGATTTCCAAGTCCCTGTTAAATTTAAAGGTTCTTTCTTTTCTTCTTTTTTTGTTGTAGTTGTTTCTTTAGATGTTGTTTTGTCTTTTGGATCACTATTTCCACATGCAGTTAGAGATAGAGCTAAAGCTCCAATTAATACTAGACTTAATAATTTTTTCATTTGTTTTTCCTCTTTTCTTAATATTTTTATAATTTGAATTGATACCATATATTAGCTATACTTATATCAAGGAAGGGTGGTATAAGTATGAAATTAATTGCATCATTTTTTTCTTCATTACTTCAAATTTTTAGAAAGCAAACCAAATTTTTTATAATATATTTTTGTTTACTCAATATAGCTATTAAAACGAGTAATTTGACAGTTATTATTTTATGCTTTGTCTTATTTGCTATTATGAATATTGAAAATAAAAGTTAGTTATTTACATTTATTTTTGTATTCAATAAATTTTTTATAAATAACATTATCATATAGAAAAATTCCAAGAATTAACAATATAAGACGAAAAGCTATGACAAACATACCGTTAATAATCAAGGATACAATTTCCCCACCGATTTTTTGGTATATCATGGCCTTTAATTCGGTTGTCATTGACTTATTTCCAAATAGTAGAAATTGGTTGAGTACTTCTGCTGCTTTTACAGGATCTTTTATAAAAGACATCATTTCAAATAAAACAGGTGGGATAAAATATTTTATTCTTGGTTCTTTATATTCTTCGCCATTTATTTCGGCTTTCATTTCAGCAACAGATATATCATTTGGAAATGGAATGTTAAAATCAATATCATCAATTTTTGATTTATCAGTTTCATCAGCATTGAGGATAGATCGAATTATTTCTATGTTTTTGCTTAACGAGTCGTTAATTGAAGAAAAATCAATATTTGATATGAATGATTTAGATATCTCAGATATATATTCAGAAGAAATACAGATATTTGATTTTTTAAGTGAATCAATCACATTTGAAAAATGTTTAAAATCATCGGAACTAGCCAAATTATTATTAAACGCTTCAACTAACTGTTTGGCATAATCGTTTAACAAAGGACCTGAAACATCAGAAATTTGTTGTTTTAAAGATGCTAAATTCTCTTCAAAAAAAGAATTATAATCATACATATCTATATATTTTTTTGATAACAATGTTTCATCATAGCTATTCTTCATTCGAATTACCTCAGTATTTTATTTTTTTGAATTTTGTTTTTAGTGTTTCTAGTTTCTTCTGATAAGTTTCATCATCAATAATTCCTGCTTTATGCAATGATTCAAGTTCATCAGCTTTATTAGAGTAATATTCTATGTTTCTTGAATCGTATTTTCTTACACTATGAGCATAAGCTAGCAGTGCAACACCTAAAGAAAACATTGCTATAGTTATAGGAAAAGTAGTTTTGATGTCTTTAGAAAACACAACGATTGCTAATGCTGTTAAAAAAAACAAAATTATAAAAATTTCAAAGCATCTTGATAATTTATCTATTGTTTTTGTAACGGTAATTAAGAAACCTTGCAAAATGCAACTGTAAACAAATAATGCAATAATATAAATTGATATAACTGTAAATAACGAATTTAACGCTTTCATATAAATCACTCCTTTAATCAATCGTTATTTTCTCATTCAACGAATACCACACTTTAAGCGGTATTCCTTTTTCTTTTACAATAAATTCAATATTTTCAATATCTTTTATATTATGTAGTTTTTCGAACATCAGTAATCTAATAGCAAATTCATTTGCTTCTCTTTCTAAACGAGTTTTATAGACTCGCCTTAGAAAATTAAAACTGATGTTTTCATCATAATGCAGGACGTAGTGTCCTAACTCGTGTGCTATAAGAAAGTTTTCATACGCACAATCTAAATCACTTCTTACAAATATGTAGCCTTTAGAATCAACAATCATCAGTCTTGAATCTAAAGTTTTTGCTTTGAAATCTTGATACTGGATAGATATATCCAAGTGATCAGCAATTTCTTTTACATTTGATGTTTTAAATTCATAAAATAGGGTTTCTATTTTACTGTTTATATTCATCCATAAGCACACTCCTTTAAATAATATTATTTGTGCTTTCTAGATATAATACAAAATATATCAATTATATCGTTTGTCATTTCCATAATTTCAGTATTTGAAATAGAGTCAAGTGAATATCCTCCCAAATCGGCAATTACTTTTTGATTAAGAATAAATGAAACCGCTTCTTGCGGGGTAGAGAAAAATATATTTTTCTTTGGTTTATCATAAATAGACATATCACTATCAATATCAGTTCTACACATTATGTAATCAAGTGTTACATTAAAAAAGTCTGCAATTTTTACCATTTTATCAATTTCAGGTGTTCTTTTATTGTTTACATATTGTGATATTGTCGCTTCGGAATCAGAATAACCATATTTTTCATTAAATTTATCAACAAATTCTTTTTGAGATAGTCCGTTCTTTTTTATTAATCTCTTTATTCTAGTTCCTGGATTAGTATATCTAACATTATCATTTGATTTGTTACAACAAAGATAATCTAAAGATACCTGAAAATAATCAGCAATATTAATTAATCTATCTAAACCAGGAATACGCTTGTTATGTTCAAACTGAGATATTGTTGCTTTAGACTCATTAAGATGATAACGAGTATTTAATTCGTTAGCTAATTGTTCTTGTGTTAAATTGTTTTTTTGCCTTAGAGTTTTTAATTTTAAAGAAAATGAATTGTTTGTTGTTATCATTTTTTGTGTCTTTTAGAAACAATTTTCAACATATCAGCAACATCTTCAGCCATTTCCATAATTTCTTCATCTGACATAGAATCTAAATCATAGCCACCAAAATCTGCAATCATATCTTGCTTTAAAATAAAGCTTAATGCTTCTTGTGGAGTGGTAAATGATTGATATTCTTGTTCAAAATTATTTGTTTTTACATAGCCGGATACTTCTAAAAGATATTCTAAAGAAACATGCAATGCTTTACTGATTTCATTTAGGGTTTCTATAGTAGGTGATACTGGCTTACCTGTGGAAGGATTACAACCTGTTTCTAATTTTTTTAGATATGTATGACTAATACCTAGTAGTTCAGAAAACTCTCTTAAACTCATGTTTCTTTTTTCTCTTTCTTCATGTAAATATTTTCCTAGTGTATTCTCCATGAGGTACACCTCCTTATATATTAAGTGTAAACCACAGTTGACACCAATACAAATAAAAGTTTACAAATTAATGTTATACATAGTTGACATTATATGTTATCTATAGTAAACTAAAGTCGTGGAAACAATAGATTACACAAAAGGAGGTGTCGAAATGAATAAAATCAGAGAATTTCGTGAGAAACAAAATATGACACAACAAGAATTATCTGAAAAATCAGGTATTAGTAGAGCGTATATCTCTCAATTGGAGAATAACGATTCTTTAATTGTTAAAAGCTCTACAATGTTAGCTATTGCTAGTGCATTAAAAAAACCGGTAGGATCTATTTTTTTTAAGTAAAATGGAAACTATATGTAACACACTTGTATTTACATCTATCAAGTACAAACATATTTTAACTGATATTTGATGAGGTTTCCTAAAAAGACACTTTATTAAATACAAGAATTTGGAGTTTAAGAAAGGAGAAAAAAACTATGGATGAAACAAGAGAACGATATCTAGAAAGAATTATTAATGGTTCAACAGCTTACATCAATGTCAAAGAAAGAAGAGAAGAAAAAACAACAGAACAAATCATTAATGATTACGTTGGTGTTCTAAATCAAATTTTAGAAATTCTAAACATGGAAACTTTAGAAGATGAAGAACTTCATTATGTAAAACATTCATTAAGAAAAAGGTTTGAAGGTTCTATCTTACTTGGAATTTAGGAAAGGAGAGGTAATCATGGCAAGAGAATTGTATGGTCCGCTGTTTTCAGTTAAAAAAGCTGCAAATTATCTAGGAATCGGAATAACTCGTACTTATAAGCTTGTTAACACAAATATTTTGAAAAGTATCAAGGACAAAAATGGTTCGTTGATTGCTAAGAGCGTTCTTGATGATTACATCGAAGAACAGTACCACAAGAACGCAAGTTCTTAAAAATTAAATAAGTAATTACTGGTCATCAAGGAGCCAATCTCAAAAGCCTCCGATAACAAAATAACATTGATGATTTACTAACTACAGACATAAAAAAGAACTAATACCATACAAGTTTTTATTTAAAGAGGTTGGTTCCTTGATGGCTGGTAATGGAAAGGAAAAAGAAAATTTATGAGTAAAAATTCATTAATTATCATGTGCTGTATTTTGTTTATTGTCATTGCAGTTTTAGTACACATGTTAAAGGAATTCAAATGGTATCAAAAATCCTACTATGAATTGGCAAATAAGATCACTAAAGATAGAAGAGATAGAAAGATGCTGGTTCGTGCAGATAGAGAAATGATCAAGAGTGAAATAGATAAAAAGTTTCTAGCAATTCTTAGAATTTCTCAAAGAGAAGATTATCCAAGAAATCGTTTTGAATTGGGCTATGAATCAGGAAGATTTGAAGTAGAAGTTAAAAACTTATTTCTATCAGGTGGTCTTACAACTTATGAGAAAGGGTTTCTTAAAAGATGTGAATACATCGCAATGTTTGAAGTAAACGAAAAGGAGGTGTAACTTATGAAGCTTTCGGCAAGAGGATTGGCCACAATCATTATTATCGGTTGTTTTATCGCTAACTGTTTAGCAATCTTGGTCAGGAGTATATAAAAAAGGTGCCTATATCTAGGCACACAACATAACAAATAAATTTTAAGTTATCCAAGGAGAAAATGCAATATGAAAATTAAAAAAAGAACATATTTTCTTATTTCAATATTAGTGATGTTTTGTGTCATCGCTCCAATATGTTATTACCAAAACAAATTGGATGCATATGAAACAACGATTCAACAACAAAAGGGAAAGATTTCTCTTTTAGAAGATTATTACAGCGATGCTTTATCTGATAAGAACCGCTTTGAAGATTTATATGATAGCGTTCAAGAAGATAATAAGTATCTCATAGCTCAATTAGAAGAGCTTCAAAAATGAAGAGCTCTTGGCCAATTTATTGTTACTTACTATTGGCCTGGAGAAGATATTTACGGTCGTTTAACTTCTACGGGTGCTATTGCTGAAGAGGGAAGAACTATTGCAGTAGATCCTTCAATTATTCCATATGGTTCCATAGTCTTGATTAACGGCAAAGAATACGTGGCGCAAGACTGTGGAGGAGCGATTAAGGGCAACAAGATAGATATCTTTGTTGACAGTCCAAAAATGCAAAAGTACACAGTAGAAATCTATATAAAAAGAGAGGAATAGAATATGACAAAAAAAGATTTAGAAGACATTATCCAAACAGCTAAAGCTGCAGGTGCAAATGTCAAAGTTGTTCAAGTTGGTTCAGCAGAAAATGAACCTGTAGAAAGACCAACAATTCCATTATTTAAATTAGAGGTTGGAATCAAAAAAGAAGGCGATGAACTTAAAGTTATGCCAACTGATGATTGGTGTTTCTTAGGAAGTATTTTTCTAGAAATGGCACCAATTGATATTGACATTGAAAAGGTCAAAGAAATGTTTACACCAGCAAAAAATGCTTTCAATCATTGCTGTAATGAACTGAATAACTACATCCAAGAACAATATAAAGGGGCGTTAGAAGATGAAAAAGAAAGAATTAGAAGAAAGAGTTGCTGATATTGAGGGTTCAATCATGTGTATGGAGTGCAAGGATCATCTAGACAGTGATGATTATCTTCAACTTGGTTATCTCAATCAAGAATTAGCCAGTGCAAAAAAGGATCTGGAAAATGGCAATTACGAACTATGAGGAGTTTTTTCCTAACTGCAACATTGACTATGTAAAAGATGAAAAACATTGGCATAGTCTAAGAGGAAAAGGAATCGGTGGTTCTGATGCAGGAATTGTAATGAACGTAAACAATTACAAGACTCCCTATGAATTATGGGAAGAAAAGACAGGCACTAAAAAGCCAGTATTTCAAACAAGTGAAGCAATTGAAAAGGGTAATGCATTAGAACCTGTCCTCATTGAATTGTTCGGTGTGCTCTATAAAAACAAGTTTGAATTAGTTGATACGAAAGATATCAGTCTTTCAAATAAGAAGTATCCATTTCTTAGAGCAAATCTTGATGGGGCAATGATTGAAATTGCAACCAAAGAAAAATGGGGATTGGAGATAAAATCAACAACCATTCAAAACGGAGCAATGCTCAAAGAGTGGACTAATGATCATATTCCAATATGCTACTACTTCCAAGTTCTGCATTACATGATTACAACGGGATTAAGACATTTTGTCCTATATGCAATTCTTGATATTCCTTGGGCTAACAACGGTGCAGGAAAACAAGAAACAAGAGTTGTTTATCTACATTATGATGATTTGGTACTAGATGCTAAATATCTATTTAAAACTGAATTGTGGTACTGGAACTTGATTAAAACAAAAACGCCACCGCCATTCCTTGAAAACAGAAACAAGGAATTAAAAGAAGTCAGTTAGAAAGGAGAACCTATATGAATGAACTATTAAAAGTAAATTATGACAATGACCGCATCACATTGTCAGCAAGAGAGCTCCATAAGTTTTTAGGAGTTACTGAAAGATTTGGAAATTGGTTTGAACGTATGAACCAATATGGATTTCAAGAAAGTGTTGATTATTTAGGGCGTAAAGTTTTTAACACCCAAGCTCACCAAGAACTTCAAGATTATGAAATCACTCTCGACATGGCAAAAGAAATTGCAATGATCCAACGAAGTGATAAAGGAAAAGAAGTTCGCCAATACTTCTTGGAATTGGAAAGAAGATGGAACAGTCCTGAAGCTGTAATGAATAGAGCACTTGAGTATTCAAGAAAACAAGTAAAAGCTTTGATGGAAGAAAAACAAGGTTTGATTGAAGAAAATAAAGAATTGAAACCTAAAGCTCTATTTGCTGATGCAGTAAGTGCCAGCAATGAATCAATCTTGATTGGTCAGTTGGCAAAGCTTATCAGACAAAACGGATACGAGATTGGTCAAAATCGTTTATTTGGGTATCTAAGAGAGAACGGATATCTAATTAAAAAGGGTGAACGTTACAATCAGCCAACGCAAAAATCAATGGATCTTGGATTGTTTGAAGTCAAAGAAAGAACAATTACTAATCCAGATGGAAGTACAAGAATTACATTGACTACTAAAGTGACAGGTAAAGGTCAAGTGTATTTCATAAATAAGTTTTTATCGTAGAAGGGAGAAGGAAAAAAATGAATGAGTTTCAATCAGGGCTACTTAATGAGCTAGTAGCTGTAAAAATCACAACTAAAGAAGAATTTGATAAAGTTATCAACTTCCTATCAATCAACAACTGCTTTCTTGTGAATGGAGAACCAGTTGTCAAACTAACATATCCAGGAGATAAAGCATTTGTCATTTTAAAACAAGATAATGCAATCTTCTGGCAACCGGCTAACCAAGAACTTGATGAACGTTATAAAGTTGTCAACGTCATCGAATTCTTTAGACCAACTGAAGAAGAAAAGGTTGTTGAAGCAAAAGCTGAAGTTATTGAAGATGAGGTTGCTATCAACGAAAAAAACCTAACTATAGTCATCGACCTACCGCCTAATGGGGGCTTTATAGAGTCAAATGCTGACGATCTCTTAAAATTAATACCAGCAATCAAAGCAAAAGCAGGTGTGGTAGTTGATGAAACAAACTACAAGGACTTTGTAAAAAAAGGAGAAGGAATGGTTCCTTTGTATCGTAAGTATGCTAAAAAATTAAATGTAAAATTGATTGATAATAGAAAACGATACATGGAAGAATTTATTACTTTTGAATCAAAAATAAAAAAGGTTATTAATGCTTTAAATGAAACCGCAGATACAGTTGCTGAAAATGTGGATGTATTTGTTCAAAAGCAAAAAGAAGCTCTTAGAAAAGAACGTCAAGCAGCTATTGATCAACTAAAAGAAGTATTGATTTCTAGAAAGATGATTTCAAAGAAATATGCTGATCAGTTCGTTTTTGATGAAAAATGGCTTAACGCTTCAACATCCAAAAAGAAATTTGAAGAACAAGTTGAAGCACAATTCAATGCTTTAATGGAAAAAGAAAAGAATGACAAATTAAACCTTGAAATGATTGAAAAAACAATCACCAATGCATGTCTTATCGCAAATGTTGATGAAAAACTCATTTCAAGAGAAAAATATCAAGCCCTTTTGAATACTGAGGGATTACCAAAAGTAACTGAAATGATTACTGATGAAGTAGACAACATCAAAAAGCAATCACAAGCAGTTGCTCAACAAAAAGAAGCAGAACTTCAACATCAAAAGGAAGAGTTTGAAAAGAAACAAAAAGAAGCAGAACTTCAACACCAAAAAGAGTTGGAAGCAGTCAAAAAACAAGCTTCTCAAACAGTTGAAAATCAACCTAAATACACACCAGTTAAACGTGGAGAAGAAACGATTGCTAACGTAAATGATAAGTATATCGTTACTGAAATCAAGCAAACGCCTGAAAAGTTCCAAGGCAGAAAATGGAAGAAAACATTTGAGTTTGAAGGTGATTTAGCAGCACTTCAAATGCTCAATCGTTACATGGATGTAATCAAAAACATCAATCCATCATTTAGCTTTGGAGAAGTTAAATTAACTGAAAAAGAGCTCAGTGATCCTCGAACAGGAGTGGTCAATAAATATAACGTTAAAGAAATCAATTAAAGAAAGTTATGAGGTGAAATTATGAATAAGGTTTATTTAGATAAGGATGGAAAATTATTCGTTAATGGTCATGAAATTAAGGGAGTTATGTCTGTTTCATCAGAAACAGATTATCTAGGTACACAAATAGTTTTAAAGTTTGAAGGTGATTACAAATGCGATTTTATTTCATCAAGAAAAGGACATTCATTATCTGAACGTCCTAAGGAATAAACTTAGCGATAAAATCTGTAAGTTCTATCAAACCATTTTTAAATCTTTTTTCCATATAAATAATAGCATTATTTGTGAGAAGGAAGTCGCCACTTACCCACTCCTTAACAAAACCAATGGATTTTAATTCATCTAGAATGTCGCCAACATCTTCGATATTAAAATCTAAAATATATGGTTCTCGTTGCTCAAAGTTATTTTTAAATTGTTTTGATCTGTCTAACGAATAACCTTGAGCACGCCTTTCTAGAAATGTTTTATATGTAGAACATAAGAATTTATCAGCTAATTTTGTTAGCACTACTGACACTATTTCACCTCACTTTCGAGGTAAATTATAACACTAAACAAAAGGAGAAAATAAATTATGGCAGTACAAAGCATGGTACAACAAGCAAATGAAGTAAGAGAAAATAAAGTAACAACAATCAAAACAGATACAGGAGAAATCAAGCTATCTTCTAAAATCGTAAAGGCTTATTTGGTCGCTGGAGGAGGTAATGTAAGTGATCAAGAAGTCAAACTATTCATTGCATTATGTTCAGCACAAAAATTAAATCCATTCATCAAAGAAGCACATTTAATCAAATATGGTAGTTCACCAGCAACAATGGTTGTTTCTAAAGATGTCTATCAAAAACGAGCAGATAAGCATCCTGAATATCAAGGAAAGAAAGCAGGAATTATTGTTTTAACCGCTGAAGGAAAAATTGATTATCGCGTTGGTACGTTCTATATGCCATCAAGAGAAGAGTTAGTTGGTGGATGGTGTGAAGTCTATAGAAAAGACAGAGAGCCTGAACGTGTAGAAGTATCACTTGATGAATATGTCGGTAAAAAGAAAGATGGGACAGTCAATGCTCAATGGAGTGGCAAGCCAGCGACAATGATTAGAAAAGTTGCAGTTGCTCAATGTTTAAGAGAAGCTTTTACATCAGAATTCCAAGGAATGTATGTTCCTGAAGAAATGGGTGTTGAAGATACAACAAGTAATTTTGTTGTAGAAGAAACTCCTCAAGTGCATCAAGCAATTGAAGCAAATACAGCTCCAACAATGCAAGACATCATCAATGAAGAAAAACAAGCTGAAAAAGTTCCGGTTGATGACTTTGACCCAATGTCAATGTAGGAGGTAATAGGATGCAAGAAGATTACATTATACTTCCTCAATCATTTACAAGTACAAAAGCCTATAGAGATACATACTCTCTATGGACTTTCACTTATCTATTATTCAATTGTGATTATAGCGGATATTTAGAATTGGACATTAGAAATCTAGACTTGCCAATCAGTGAAAACAAGTTCAAAGCATCATTAAAGAAACTATATGATGAAGGACTGATTTATGGTGATACACAAGGAAATCATAGAGAAATCTATATAAGTGATTATCAAGAAAAGTATGTAGAATAAGAGGTTTAATCAATGGCTGAAAAAGAGGTAAAGAAAGGGTACACAGGATTTTCAAACGAGCTGGTGAATGATCCTATTATTAAAAATTCAAAAGCATGGACTCTGTTTTCCTATTGCCTCTTTAAGGCTTATTTTGATGATAAGTATGGAGAGGCAGGAACCTTTACAACCACACAAATAGAAATGAGAAAAAATTTGAGTTGGGACAATAAAACCTTAAAGAAATTTATGGAATTCCTAAAAAATAAAGGCTATATAGATTACAAAACAACTCCTCAAAATACATTTATAAAGGTACTTGATTATAAGAAGTGGAGAGGCTACTAGTATAGGAAAAAATCCCATACGGTATAGGAAAAAATCCCATACGGTATAGGAAAAAATCCCATACGGTATAGGAAAAATTCCTGCACCCCTTTCTATATATAAACAATATAAACAAAATAAACAAGAAAAAACAAGATAAAACAAGAGGGGTGTTGCACACACACAAGAATAACAATCCTTCGCAGCATGGATGGCAGATTGCTATATATAGTAGTGGTGAGTGTGACAGAAAGGATTTTAGAAATTTTGGAAAAAAAGGAAATTAAGAAAATTTTGAAATTTTACAAAAGTATTTATCCAAATTCCAAATTAAGTGAATCTAATCTTGATACTGTCAATACATGGTATTTGATGCTTGAAGATTTCACTTATGAACAGGTACAAAATGCTATTGTTAAATTTTTCAAACAAAAGAATAAATACATGCCTAATCTTCCTAACATTGTTGAAAACATTGAAGTTCCTGATTACACAATTAAAAAGATCCCACCCAACACAGTAATCATTCAGTTTGAGGATGAAGCTTATGGAAACTTTCCATTTAGATTTTTAAATTCACAAGATGCTAAAGAATATTCCAAAAAGTTTCAAGAATGCAATTACGATAAAGAATCAATCAAGATTTTACATGAAGAACATGTTAGAAAACGAAATGCTGGAGTTCTTACATACAGGGGAGAAGCAAAGGCAAGATTAGAACAAAAACTTCAAAATCAAAATAACAAGGGAAGTAGAAGATATGATAAACAGAGTAGTTTTAGTTGGTAGGATGACACGTGATCCTGAACTTAGAAGAACTCAAAACGGTTCAGCAGTTGCAAGTTTCACTTTAGCAATGAACCGTCCAAAGAGAAATGATGAAGAACAACAAGCTGATTATATTTCATGTGTTGTTTGGAATAAGGTCGCTGAAAACGTCGACAAGTACTGTTCCAAAGGTTCATTGGTTGGAGTTGAAGGAAGACTTCGCTCAAGATCTTATGACAACGCTCAAGGTCAACGTGTCTATGTTACTGAAGTTGTTTGTGATTCAGTTCAGTTCTTAGAAACAAAATCTAAGGACAAATATGAAGAACAACAATATCATTCACAATCAACATACAATCCAAATCAGTACCAACAACCAACACAAAATCAGCAACAAGACAGTTTCATGAATGAAAATCCATCTTTCAACATTATGGAAGATGACATTCAATTCTAGTCTAAAATAAAAAACTTAAAATTTTCGTTTCTAGCGAGTGTTTGTTTTAAAGATGATTAACTTTACCAATTATCTAAAAATATTCGTTAGGATGAAGATTTGACCGCAAAAACAATAAATCAAACAAAAAGGAGAGATGAAAATGCTAATAAAAAAGGATGAAGAACCGTTTTTCTACAAATTTCTTTCAATTGCGAAAGAAATCATCGGAAAAAACAAGACTTACACACCAGTATTTTATGGTGATGATGAAAAGCTCTATTTAGTATGTAACAACTATGCTGCAGTTTATGACTTTCAAAGTAATTTGCTTTTAGATGATGAATTAAGAGAGTTTGGAAAAATCCCTTATGAACTATCACAATTACCTAACGGAGATATGAAATTGGCGAAAGCTGAACATTTCAGCTGTCAAGAATCATATTTGATTGCAGTTAGAAATTTCTTCAAGCATGCGGGTTACATGTCGAAAAAGGTTTTTTCTGTTGATAAAGGTGATCCTTACAAGATTCCAAAAATCGTTGAAGTGACACAAAGATGGATTTCTGAAGAAGATAACAAGATTTTGGACAAGATAGGATTTCCTGATATCTATATGTTGGATGCAGAACGTGACAATGAATTTATTACATTAGCTGGTGATTGGAACCCATATTATTTGGCAGCATGTGATCAAACCGAATTAAATGGTGGACAAACAACCATTACATTGACTGTTTATTTCAACATCAAAGATGACCCTAAGAAAAGTGCTGTTGATCAACAAACAATGGAACTTGTACAACAACCTACAAACTATGATGAATTCGAAAATGAAGATGTTGAAGAAATTGAAGATGAAGTGGTAGAAGATGATTACCAAGAAGAGGAACGATTGGATGCACTTCTTGAAGATGCTGTTGTTCCAGAGGAGCTAGAAGATGACTTCGACCCAATGCTTGCTTGATTTAGGTATCAAAAATAATTACAAGAAATTTTGGTTTACAGTACCAGGAACAATCGTTGGAAAAGGCAGACCGAGATTTACTACGCAAGGAAAATTCGTTAGAGCGTATACACCTAAAAAAACAAGGGATTACGAACAAAAAATAGCAATGTGCTATCGAAAAACTACAAGTCATCAAAGTGATAAAGCGTTGAGGGTGAAGATATTTGCATATAGAGGAATACCGAAATCAACCACCAAAAAATTAAGAGGTTGGCTATTAGATAAAACGTTTCTATGTACCGTTAAACCGGATATCGATAACATCATAAAAGTAGTTTTGGATGCACTCAATAATGTGGCATATTACGATGATATTCAAGTGTGTGAACTGGTTATCATTCGTGAATTTGCTGAAAATGAATGTTTAAAAATATGTCTAGAAGAAATTGGCGAAAGAAGGCCAAAATAGGAGGATAGAATTATGGGATTGTTTGATTTAGTTAGAGAAGAACAAGAAGCAAAGAAAAAAGCTGAGGAATCAGCTAAAGAAGATGCAGTTGTTGAAGAAGTGGAAAAGGTTGAAGAGGCACCAAAAGAAGCTGATCAACAACCTGCTCCAGTTACAAAAGTTGAAAAACAAGCGACTGAAGAGGTAAAACAAGCACCAAAACAAGCAACTGAAGTTGCAGAAGAATCTAAAAAAGAAGAAAAACCCGCAAGTAAAAAAGTACCTAAGAAAAAAGCAAGTACTGAAAAAACTTACAAATATCCATTTGGAGTCTACTCTGAAGGAAGATTGATTGATATTTTTTCTTATGGGTTTGTAGATGGCCAAGATTATACAGAAAAGGAAATCACGGACATCATGTTACAACACCGTCATTATGAGTTTGCAGGAACAATGGAATACAGCTATATCGAGGATGACAACGTTCTTGTTGTAACTGGAAAACAACATAGAAAAGGCTAGGTGGTTAACATGGCCAATAATTACACAAGATATAAATTTTACGTGATTGGAGTTGGTGGGACTGGTTCTCTTCTAGCAAGAGACCTCCCAAAACTTCTTTTAGGAACATCACATAAAATGATACTAGTAGATGGTGATACAGTTGAATCTAAAAACATTGAACGCCAAGGATACCAAGCTCAAGACGTTGGTGATAATAAGGCTTTAGCATTATCAAGAAAAATCAACTCTCTTTATCCAATCGAATGTGAGTTTGATGATAAATTTTGCACATATGAAAGTTTATTTGCACTCATCCAAGATGATAAGGGGTATGTTCCTGTAATCATTGGATGTGTCGATAATGATGCTACAAGAATGATTTTAGAAAAAGTATTTAAGAAGCTAGATGATGTTATTTACATCGACTCAGCAAATAGTGAATACGAAGGAAATATCTATATCACAACAAAAAAGAATGGTATTCAACAAAGCAATTTGAGAAGTCAATGTTACAAATTTGATTTAGATAAGCACCCACTTGACGTTTCTTGTCAAGAACAGGCTGCCAAAGGAAATGTTCAATTTCTAGTAACCAATGCAAAAATGGCCGTATCGATATTGGAACATTGCAACGCTTTAATCATGTATCAGTTGAAAGAAGGTGTTCAACTTGTCAATAGATTTGAGACAGTTTTTTACGACTGATCATGTTCCAGATAAATTAGAACCTAACACCTATGAAAAGTTTTTCATCAACGCTTTAAGCTATACATCACCAAAAGCTATTGATGATTTAACGATTGCATTTGAAGAAGATGAGTCTAATGATCTGATACAAAACTTTCAAGAAATCGACTTATTAGATGAACATGTTTTTCCAGATGTTATCGATTATGAATTTGAAGAAGTTATATTAAGTCCTTTTTTTGACAGAAACGAATTTGCAGTTGATGGTTTTGAAACATTGATTGAAGGATTATACGATGAACAGAATGAAGTGTTTGTAAATGTAAGTTTTATTATTCCACAATTAAAAGGTGTCTTTAGAGAAATATATGCAGAAGCCAAAGAGTGGTGTGAGTACTCGGATGAAACATTATCCGAACCTAAGGTTGATTATTACAATCTAGGTACCACTGAAATGCAGTTCTTATATATCAAATTTAAAAACAAGAGAAAAGCTAGGAAATTCAGAAAGCTTTATAAAAAGAGCTATCAAATAAGAGCAATGCTATATGGTTTTGGATATCGATTTATAAATGGTCAATTTGTTAAAGGAAACGTAAGAAACATTGAAATTGAAGGATGGGAATATCCTGATTTGAATTTTGGAGTGGCAAATGAAGCTCTAGAAATCATGGCCAATGTTTCAAAAAAAGAAAGACACAATACGGAATTATTGCAAATAATAGTCGAAAGAAAAGTAGATGATTGTGATTATAAATTTACTTCAAATGCTTTGATTTCAGCTCTTTCAAACACATTAAAGACAAAAAGCGAGGTGATCATGTAATGAGAGAAGCAATCATTCGTTTAAACAACAAAAAAGATGATGCTGAATTATGTATCAAACAAAACGAGAAGATTACATTCAAAATGCTTTCAAAAGAAGAACTGGTAAAACTTTTTAATGATTTTTTTATCAAAGATCAGCATGAGAAAGCGAACATAAAATTGTTTTCTGAAAACACGATAGGTGCCGGTATTGATTATACCGTTATAAAGCAGCCTGAGCATATGCAATATGTTACTTATAATAATCATTCATACAAAATCAATTTTCCTAATGCTATTTATATTGTTCGATATGACAACAAAATCGTAAAAGGCATCCAATGCTATTGCTATAAGAAATACAAAGTAGGAGATACCGAATTGTATGAATATGCAATGCCAAACATGTTGACAGGAAATGCAATGTGCATGGGTAGTGCCGATAAAAGGATTGTTGATGGTGATATTGAAGCTGCTTTGAATAAAATTATTGCTACACCTTACTCACATGGCAATTTTGATGGTATAAAAGGATTTTCAACAACAGTCAGCTATTTTGAATATTTAGAAGATAATCCATTTCCTTACAAACTTTTAAGAAAATTGAACAGGAAATTAAGAGATGTCAAAGTGTGATGAATTAAGAAAATTACTTCTTGAATGGGGTGAAGATAATTATTTGCCCCTCAAGAAAAAAATTGCGTATCTGGAAAATGAAAATTATCGTTTGAGAATGCAAAATTTAAGAGTCAAAGAAAGAAATGAAAGACTCGCATTGATTGTAAAGAAAAGAAGAGAGGAAGCAAATTATGAAAATAGATAGAGGAATTGTTCGATGTGATAGATGTAAAAGAGTTTTCAAAACCAAAGAGGTCAATAATTATAAAATCTCATATCAAGCAGGTGGATTGAAAAGTGATGGTGGCATGGGACTTGTAAGAAAGAAAGCAGAAATCTGTTCCGATTGCAATATGGATTTTGAAGACTTCATGCGCAATAAACCAGTAGCAGGGCGTGATAACTCATGACAGGTAAAGAATGGTCGGAATTATGTAAGGAACGTGATGTTGTTGTAATCGATGCAAACTACAAGGATATGACGCATGAAGATGCTATAAAGTATTTTGATTTATTAAATACTGCAATGGATCATGCTTTTGCTAGAAAATATGATTTGGAAACCGGCCAATATGAAGATTATGCATTGCCTGAAGGGTCTACATATTACGAAGATGATATGAACAAGAAAGTTACCTGTTGTGAATGTGGTAAGAAAATCATGTATGGAGCTTCTTATACATCAAGAATCATCTTGAATAGTGGTGGTTTTGGATATGCAGTGTGTGAAGAGTGTTATTACAAGAATGACATGAAAGATATCGGTAAGGAGGGATGAACAAAGATGATTAAAGTAGAAGAAATCATTGAAAAGTATAAAGGCTATGAAGTGGACGAGGAGAAGCTAAAAGAGTTTCTCACTCCGCCTAAACCTAAAACGGTTTATGAATTAAAAAAAGTTGATAAATATTATTATATTGATACTTTCGGTACTGCTTGTTCTGATATTTGGGATAATGACGAGATTGATAATGGCCGAAGAGAAATCGGCAACTGTTTCCTAACTAAAGAAGATGCTGAATTTGAGATAGAAAAACGTAGAGTTGAAGCCACTTTGTTAAAGTATGGTAGAAGAAGATTTAAAAATGGTGAACGTAATTATTATTTTTTTTATGATCACGAGGATAATTTAATTAGAAAAACTATAGTTGATACCTGTCAAAGCCAAGGAATAATCTTTTTTGACAATGATGAATTAATAGACCAAGCTATTAAAGAAGCAGGAGAAGATAACATCAAGAATTATATTTTTAGAGTTGATGTTGAATGCGTTAAGAAAGGTTAAGGTGTAAAAAAATCTGTAGATTGCAGAAAAAACGGTACTAAAAGAAGAGGAGGAACAAAAATGAATAAACAGGAAATTGAAAAATTAGATAAGGAGTAGATTTTGAAATGAAATTTTATGTAATTTATGAAGAAGCCTATGGTTATTATAAAGGAAGTTGTGTTTTCAAAGGTGTAACTTCATTTCGAGGGTTTGATTTAAAGGTTTTTAACAATAAAAAAGAACGAGGAGAGGCACAAGAAATTGAAGAAACTGAATTTGAAATGCCTGATTATGAGTACAATTATTTCGGTGATATTGTTGGACAAGTAGGTGGCGGATTTTATTATTATACTTTACGTTTGCACATTGAAAAAGCCGTGTGGAAATATAAAGATATTGGTTTTGAGGAAGCCTCTAAAAATGAATATTTTAAAATTTTCATTTCCGAAAAAGAAGCAAAAGAATATTGTGATAATTTAAACTACTTATCAGTTTTGTTTGGACCAGAATTAAAATATTTAAAAAACGCACCTGATAATTATATTAACAAGCCATATTATTATCAAGAGAATGATAAAATTGTTGAAGAAATTCCAACAACTATTTTCCAAATTCAAAAATTATTTGCGGAGCATAAAGGAAAGATTGCTCTTTCAAAAGAAAATTTAAAATCAAATATTTTTATTGAGAATATTCATGATTTTTATCTCCAAAAAGATAAAGAAAAGCGTCGACTTTTCATTATATTAAAAGAACTAAAAGAAGAAAGAAAAAGAGTTAACCAGTACAAAGAAATGTAGGAAATTACGAGGTGATAGATGATGAATAAAATAGAAGAATTTAATGTTGATGAATATATAGATAAAGTAACGGAAACAAAAAAGATATTTAGACAATCGCTTGAAAAATATGGAAAAGAAGCACAATCAAGACAAGCTATGGAAGAATGTGCTGAACTCATTCAAGCTGTGAATAAGATGCTACGATATGAAGATAGACCAGCTGAACCAGAGTATTATGCTAATTTAGTTGAAGAAATTGCAGATGTGGAAATCATGTTATATCAATTGAAAGTTATGTTTAACGTTAGTGATGATGAAGTTTTTAAAGTGAAAATTCAAAAAGCTAAAAGAGAAAAAGAAAGGTTGGAAAAGTTAAATGACAGCACAAGAAATGTTTGAATCAACGGGATTTAAAAAAGAAAAATTTGATTATTTTGGACTAGATAGGCTTGTTTACAAAAAGCCGATCGTGGACGAAGGAGACTACTTATGTACATTTGTTGTTTTGTTTGATAAAGAAGAAAAAATAACATCTGTATATTGTGATGAGTATTCTGAAGATTATGAGTACGGTTATGATGCACCACCTGCAATTGATATGGAACTTTTAAAAGCAATAAATCAGCAATGCTGTGAATTGGGGTGGTTGTGATGGATGATACATTATTTGAAATTGACAATATGTGTCATGCTTTAGGATTTGATCCTAATGGAATTAGAAAAGGTCAAAAAGTCTATGAGTATTATAGAAACTTCTTTGTTGCTAGTGGAGAGTATAAAGAAAGCTGGGAAAAGTTAGTTAAATGGGGGAGATGCTGCTAAAGCTTCTAATGCCATCGTAGGAAGTTACTATTATGTAACTCAACAAGGAATAGATTTCTTAAGCGCTATTTATAAGATTAAATTGCAACCAATAAAATAAGGCGGTGGATAGAATGAGAAAATCAAATGTCAAAAAAATGAAACTTTACAATAAAGCATTACAATTTTATTGTAAACAATTAGAAAAGGCTCTTGATAAGGCATGTGAAGAGCTGGAAAAATGTGAAAAAGATTTTGATAAAATATATGGTACCAGCTATGCAAAAATAAAGAATAAAAAATATTGGAAAAAGAAGGTGATGAAAAATGACTAAATTTGAATTGGATCTATTAAAAGAATTCTCTGATGATGGTTGTGGTGATGATTGTTTTGATGAAATTGGTATGCTTGTTGGCATGAGGATGAGAGGCTACTTTCAGGACGCTGAAGATGATGAAACTATTGATGAACTGATAGGGAGGTATGAAGAATGTATAAGCCACCAATAGAAATAGTAATGAAAGAAGTGTTTCAAAAGATGAATGAGGATTTTGAAAATTCAGTACTTAAAGCTGTACAAAAAGTCGACATAAATGTTGATAAAGAAGAACTTCTAAAGGCTCTAATTTATGATAGAGGACAATATGATAAAGGATATGAGGATGCGATGAATGAGGTCAAGCATCCTCAACCCCTTAAATTTGAAGATTTAGCTCCTGGTATGTGGGTTTGGGATAATTTCTTTACAACTTTTACAAGAGTAGAAAATACATATTTATATTCTGATGATGCTCTTGCCAAAGGAACTAAAATGACAACGTTTTATTGCGATGCAGGTGTTCTAACTAAGCCCTTTGAAGAAAATAGATATTATCCAGTTCAAATTCCATGGGAAGGAAATAAAAAACAATGGGAACGTACTATAGAAAGTTGCAAACAGTAAAACATGCTTTGCAGTACTATATCACTAGACCGAACGCCAATGAAAAGGATCTAGTAAGAGAAAAGAATTTATTAAAGCAAGTTGAAGAAGATATTGAATGGTATGAAGAAAGACACCGCATCAAAAAGAAAGAGGAGAGAAAATAAATGAAAAAAGTATTAATCATATTAGCAAGCGTATTTGCTTTAACTGGATGTTCAAAAGCATCTAGAGTTAATTGGAATATTAGAGAAGATGCAAACAACTTTAAAATCACAAGAAAAGTCGTTGCTCTTAACACTAGAACAAATGATCCTTTATTCACTGTTGAGGGGAAAATTTCCCTCGATAGTGATGAAGATGGAGATTTAAACGTAACAATCAAAACCGGAAAAGGAAAGTACAAGCTGTTCTATGCGCATTTGTCAAATGATGTTACATACACTTGTATTCAAACAAAAGCTAAAAAAGAAAATCCTTATGCCTATGACATTCAATTCTTTCCAGCAAAAGAAGTTATTGAAAATGGTGTTATTGATATCAAATCAAGCGAGTAGGTGGTAAATAATGCAGAAGATTAAATTAGAAGCTGAAAATGATTTAGAAAAACGTTGCAAAAATTTAAAAGAACAAAATGAAGCATTGATTAGTGGATTGGATCTTGCAAATGAAACAATAAGCAATCTATACGGTTTGCTTCGAGAATACCGTCAACAAAAAGAAAAGCTTTTAAAACAAAATACAAAACTGTTAGCGATTTATACTGTAATCATCATAGCTCATATAATCACTGCAATCATTAATCAATCATATCGAAATTCACTCATGTTTTATTTTCTCTCGGTCGTAAGTATTGTGTATGGTATTGATTTATGTAGTCAAAAATTCAAAAAAAGGTGATTGAAATGAATATATTAATTAAAAAACTTAATGATTGTCAGTTGACTAATCAAGAAATCAAATACGTTGTTGGTCGTTTAACGTGTGCAACTAATTTTGATAAGGAATTGCATTTGAAAGCAATTGAAAAACTTGAAATACAAAGAAAGTACCTTGAAGAAGGCAATGTAGAAATAAAAGAAGATGGTGATAAATAATGTACATTAACCCATTTTGGTGTGGAGTTGCAGCAACTATCCTTGCTGAATTGGCAGGGATAATTGCTTATGCAATTTATCAAGATCATAAAAATTAATAATTAATTATTTTGGAGGGCAAGGAATGAAATATACAGATGAAGAAAAGAAGATCATTGATGAAGTTAAAAAATATCTTAGAGAATTACGTCTAATAAATATTGAAAAATTCTCTTTAACATTTGAAATTGAGGACATTCCAAGCCCTCAATCAATTAAATACAGTGATGAAGCTCCTGGAGGCTTTTCAAAATCCAAAGGAGAACAAATCACTTCTAATATGTTGCGCAGGGAGCTTCTAACAAAACGTCTAGAGCTCTTTAATAAGGAACTCGATAAATTTATGCCGTTAGTATATTTACTCAACGCAGGGCATAGAAACATCATTAGAACATATGTATGTTCAAGAGGATATAATGAAATGATTGACACATTGGAAGAATCATTTTGTATCAGCAAATCAACTTACAAAAGAGAGTTTCCAAAAGCATGTTTAGAATTATCTAAATATCTTGACATGGAACACCGCCCATCACTTGAAAAATTGAATAATATTTTTTATGAAAGCATCAAGAATGAATAAAAATTTCATTCTTTTTTATTCGTCAAAATAATCTCTAAAAGTCTATATATGTCTATAAATACACCTAAATACGCTTAAGTTTAACTAACTTTACCTTAATTCACCTAAAAAATCTTCATTTTTTTCTTATTTGTGTTATATTATTTATGTAGCTTGGAAGTATCGAAATCATTGTAAAAACAACATAGCTACAATGCTTTTTGTAAGTATGGGAATAAAATAGCATGCTAAAAGAAAAAAGGAAGAACGGCAATTCTTCCTCTTTTTCTACTTCGAATACTAGCTTTAAGTAAGTGTGGGATTAGTTCAACAACATTTTAGTTGCTACTAAGATTAAAAAGAGCATCACTAGGTATTCCATGAATACTTGCTCCTTTCCTTACACCAAAGCTAATATTCTTGCTTGATGTAAATAGCATGTTGCTAGTACCTCCGTAGTATATTTTGCACATCTTTGGATGTGCTTTTTTATTTTATCACATTTTGTTTTAAAATGTCTATTTGGGAGTGGTGCAGAAAAGCGGATAAAAGCGGTGTTTCGAATCTCTAGAAATAGTATTGAAAGCCATAAATAAGAACACTTTTATCACAAGTGATAACTTTTTATTAAAAGTGGACCCATTTTGGACCCAAACTGAACCCAAAGTGAGCCCTAATTGGACCCAAAGTGGACCTAGATTGAACCCTTATTTCCATGCTATTATGCTATTGTGGTTTTTAAAGAAATGAAACAATCCCATTTAATTTAAAATCACAGTTCAGACATATAGGTTAAACCCCTTGAAAAAAGTTCCTTATGGGAGCTTTTTTCTTTTGTAAAAAAACAACGATGCAGTTTTAACTGCTATTTCTATAAATAAAAAAATGGAGGTGGTGACATGATTTGGAAAAACACGAGTTAGCGTTTGAAGACTATAAAAACGGCATGAAGCAAAAAGAAATTGCTAAAAAATATGGTACGACAATCAACACTGTCAAGTCATGGTCACGCCGTTATGAATGGTCAAAAAAGAAGAAAAAGGGTGCACCCCAAAATAAAAGTGTGCACACCAAAAAAGAATGCAAAAAAATAGCTGAAGAAATAGTAGAAACAAGTGAGCTGGATGAAGAACATCAGCTCTTTTGCATTTATTATTTGAAATATCATAACAAGGTCAAAGCATATCAAAAAGTAAAGCCAAACACTCCATACAATAGTGCTTGTGTGATGGCTTCTCGTTGGTCTAAGCAACCAGCAGTAATTGAAGAAATAAATCGTTTAAAAAAAGAATTATATGAAGATGCTCTTCTTGATCCACATGACATAGTTCAAAAGTATATTGATATTGCTTTTGCTGATTTGAATGATTATTTGGAATATGGCCGAGAGGAAGTACCAGTAATTATTAAAAATCCTGATACAGGCGAGGATGAAGTTCTAAAGCAAACTGTCAATATGGTTAAATTCAAAGAATCGGCATTTGCTGATGGAACAATATTGAGTGAAGTCAAACAGGGTCGAAATGGAGCAAGTATCAAGTTAGCAGATAGAATGAAAGCTTTGGATTGGTTATCAAAACACATGAATATCACTACTGAAGAACAAAAACTCAAGATTGAAGTATTGAAAAAGCAATTGAATACGAATGATCAAGAAGATGATGGAGTTGAAATCATAAATGATGCACCAATTTAAGAAAAAACAGGTTCGTATTTCAGATATTGTCATTCCAAAATTTTTGACATGTTTCAACGATATTTCACATGTTCACAAGATTATGGACAGTGGTCGTGCTGGTACCAAATCAAGTTATGCTGCTATTCATGGGATTTATAAGATTGTAAGCGAAGATGAATGCTCCGTAATTGTTATGAGAAAGTTTCACAATAAGCTTTCTAAGACTGTCTACAATGAATTCAAACGAGCAATCAAACGTCTAGGATTGAAGAAAAAACAATTCAAGATAACAAAGAATCCAATGAAAATTACATATCTTAAAAATGGCAATTCGGTTTATTTTACAGGAAACGATTCTATTGATGATACAAAAGGAATCATTGATGAGGAAAAACCTATCAAGCTTGTTATTTTAGATGAGCTTACTGAGTTTTTCGAACGTGGCCAAGGGGAAGATGAAATATCCAACATAGAAGCAACATTCGTACGTGGTAATGATGATGAATTCTGCATGGAATATTATTTCAACCCGCCTAAAAATCCTAACGCACCTATTTTTAAATGGGTCAAAAAGATGGAAAAACGTAGTGACTGCATTCATATCCATGTTGATTATAGAGATGTACCAGAAAAGTGGCTTGGTAAAAAGCTTATTCAATCAGCAATGGAAATGAAAAAAGTCGATGAAAGAATGTACAACTGGATTTGGCTAGGAATATCAATTGGATTGGATGAAATCATTTATTACATGTTTGATAAAGATAAACATGTTTTGGATAGAAGTCTTACCAATGATGAAATCAACGGAATTACAAGAATTGATGCATCTTGTGATTATGGCCAAATGAATGCAACAGTATTTGAGTTTTGGGGACTCAACCCCATACAGAAATCTGTTTTTGGACTTGATGAATTTTACCATTCAGGACGTGAAAGTGGTAAACAGCTGACACCTAGTGAGTATGCTTTTAAATTCAAGAAGATGTGTGAAAAAATCAAGGAAGAATTTGGACAATATCCACGAAACCTCTATATTGACCCAAGTGCACGAGGACTTGCTGAAGAAATCAAAAGAGCCTGTCCGTTTATAAAAATAAGAGGCGCTCAAAATGATGTCAAATTAGGGATTTCAAGAGTCCAAAAAGCAATAGCGTTTCAAAAAGTACTGTTCAGTACACGTCAGGAAATGCTTTTGAATGAAATCGTCATTTACAGCTATGATAAAAAAAGCATTGAAAGTGGTATTGAAAAACCTGTAAAAGATGATGATCACTGCATGGATGCATTGAGATATTACATCATGGGCATCTGGAAATATATTAAAAGATATCTTCCTGATGTAGAGAAGAATGAAGGTGGTGAGGATGATTAGTGTTTACAGCGATAAAAAGATTTCTAGAAAGGATTAAGAATAGAATGTTTGCAACAAAAGATATAAATAAATTTTTCGATATCGATATTGCAATGTCGAACGATATGGTCGACTCAATTGATTTATGGAATAAGATTTTAGAAAACAAACAGCCTTGGCTTGATAATGAAAAAGGTGTTAAATCATTGGCATTGGCTCAAGGAATTGGTGAAGAGCTTTCTAAAACATCAACAAGAGAATTGATATCAAAAGTTATATCGAATGATTTTGTCAATCAGGAATATCAAGAGTTTATTAAGGATATGAATGAAAATCTTCAATGGGCTTTAGGTGAAGGTGGTGTTGTTTTCAAACCATATGTAAGTGACAATCAAATATTTGTTGATGTTGTACATGCTGATAAGTTTTTTCCTGTTACATTTAACGGAAGAAAGAAAATTACTGCAGGTATTTTTGTAGAACAAATTTTCAAAGGCAAAAACGTATATACTCGATTAGAATATCAAAAGTATGAAAATGGAGTAAATACATTTGAAAACTATGCTTTTATGAAAAGAGATTATTCTCAAGGAAACTATAGCTTTTATACTGATTTTGGCAATCAAATTCCATTGGATACTATTCCAGAGTGGAAAGATTTAGAGGAACATTTTGAGATTGGTGGCGTTGACAGACCGCTTTTTTCTTACTTCAAAACACCAGTCATCAATACAATTGATAAGATGTCCCCGCTCGGTGTACCTTGTTATGTCAAAGCAATCAATTTGATTAAAGATGCAGAGGAACAATACAGCAGATACATTTGGGAATTCGTTGGTGGCGAAATGGCAGTTGAAGCATCAAGTGATGCATTTGAAATTGATTCACGTACCAATGAACCAAAACTTCCTGAAGGAAAGAAAAGATTGTTCAGAACATACGATATCGATAATCCTTCAGGACAAACAACTAATATCAATGAATTAATCAAAGTACATGCACCTCAATTAAGAGATGCCAACTACGCTGCAGGTTTCAATGATATTCTAAAGAGAATCGAATTCGAATGTGGTTTATCGTATGGTGATTTAAGTGATCCACAACAAGTCGATAAAACTGCAGAAGAAATCAAATCATCCAAACAAAGGAAATATGATACTGTTTCAGCAATTCAAGACAATTTGAATACTGTACTTGAAGATGTAGCATATGCAATGAATGTTTATGCTATTGGAATGGGTAAATCCAATTCCATGGAATGTGTTGTTGAAACTGACTGGGGAGACAGTATTTTGACTGATACTGAAAAACAAAGAAATATTGATCTTCAAGAAGTCAATGCTGGTTTGATGCCTGAATGGAAGTACAAGGTCAAATGGCAAGGCATGAGTGAAGAAGAAGCAAAAAGAGAAGTTGCAGAAAATTCAGATGAAGGCATTGAATATGATGATGAAGATGACGATACAGAAGAGGATGTAAATGTTAACTGATAAATTTTTAGAAGAGTCGGGTGATGATGTCTCAAATGACTTCAGCACATTGGAAACTCTTCTTTTAATTTGGATGGGTTTGCGTTTAAGAAATCTTGCATCTTTAGAAGATATCGAAGAAGAGTATCCAAAATGGAAAAATAAAGCAAGTAGAGAGTTTTTTGAATATTCGGGTACTGAATTCCAAAAGGTCAAGAAATCGTCTCAAAACAAAGTAAAATCGGCTATCAAAAATGGAATAGCAATGACAGTCAGCAATATTTTTTCGAGATTGAAAGATACTGATGCTCAAACTTCTAAAAAAGACATGTTGAACAGGTCAAACAAGAATTTGAACAAAGGTATCAAGGATACTCAAGGTGAAATCAAAAACCTTTGCAACATTTCAAGAAAGTGCACCAACAAGCAATTTATAAAGGCGTGTGATGAAGCATACTCTAAAATCGTTGCAGGAAACAATGCTGATAAAGCTATTGAATCATCAATCAGAAAACTTTCTCAAAAAGGTATAGAGGTAGTTGGTTATACTGATCATACAACTTCAATGGATACTGCAGTTAAAAGAGCAGTTACAAGTGGTGTCAATCAAACGTCTTTGAAATTTAAAATGGATAACTGCAAAGAGTTGGGCATTAACATTGTAAAGACTTCAAGTCATGGAGGTGCTCGACCATCCCATCAGGAATGGCAAGGTAAATTATTTTATCTTCATACTCCTGTAAAAGGTCTACAGAACTTTAAAAAGGCAACGGGATATGGCCGTGTTGATGGCCTAGGTGGAGCAAACTGTAGGCATTCTTTTTATGAGGTTACTGATTATGAGTATAAGAACAATCTAGTCGATACCGAAGAATTTGACAAGAACAGGAATGATGATCAATACGAGCTGGAACAAAAGCAAAGATATTATGAGCGTCAGATTCGTTCTTGGAAGAAAAGGAAGAATATTCTTGATGAATGCGGTGTAGATTCCACCAAAGAAGCTAAAAAGATTAGAGAATGGCAAGATAAACGTTCTCAATTTATTAAAGAAAGCAATATCCAATTCAAGAAAGAACATGGTATTGATAACGTTCTTAAAAAGGCTTATCCAAGAGAGAAAGTATTTAACAATAGCAAGTTATCAAACAAAAAAGGCAGTAAATTATACCATGACGACGAATGGCTACCATTCAATTTTAAACCTAAAAAGGAAGATAAACCTAAAATAAAAATGATTACCAATTCAGATGAATTTGTTGAAAAAATGATGAAAAAAGTGACCATCGAAAGCGATAATGATGATTTTAAAGAAGGAATAAAAAAAGAAATTAAAATCATGCATGAAGAAGCTACAAAATTCTTGATAAATAAGAAAATTCCTATTAAACAATCAGATACAGAAACAGCATATGATAGTAGCGTGAATACTATCTTTGTAGCTCAAAAACATTTAAAGCCTGGTACCTTAGCGCATGAAGTAGGTCATGCTTTGGTTGATAAAAACAATTTATATGAAAATGAAGAATTGGCAATAATCATGAAAAATGTTGTTGCTAACGCTAAATATGTAGTTAAAAAGAAAGATGATGAATACTTCATCTATTTACATTCAGATAAATTTGTTCGTAATTATCAGGGTAAAACATATATAAATGTTACAAAAAAATACAAGAATCTAAAAAAAGGTGAACATTTAAAAATTGGTGCTTTTGATTATAGAAAATTAGAAGAATATGTCAGTGTTGGCTATGAAACTTTTGTAAGCAATCCTCAATTGTTATATGATAAAGATAAAGAATTGTATGATTTCTTTAAGAAAGGTGGATTGTTCAATGAGGTCACAAAAGGAAAAAAATAAGGAAATAGAAATTGAAATTGAAGGTAATCTCGAAGATTTATTGACTGAAGAAGAATTAAAACAGCTTGAGGAAGATGAATATTTAGATGGAGGACCAGGATACATTCCTACCTGGTCAAGTTGCTATAAACCAAAAGAAAAGAAATAACATATTAAAGCAAGAAAGGGATGAAATAGAATGTCAGCGTATATAAAGTACCCAGAAGAAATTCAAAAATGCATAGATATTTATGATCCTTATGGTTCTCAAATTGCCAATGGCGAGTTAGATAAGCTTCCACAAGAAGTGATTGATGCATATAACAAAGCAAAAAAATGGTTTTGGGAACAAGAACAATAAATAATAAGTCAACGTAAGTTGGCTTTTTCTTTTACTTGAAATTAGGAGATTTGATATGAAAACTGTAATAAAAGTATTATTCGTTCTTTTAATTGCTTTAAAACTTATTGATCTATTCATTTGTGGGTTATGGAAAATTCTTATCCCACTTTTTATTTTCAGCTTAATTATGGTTATTGCTTTTGTTTTAGAAATATTTTAGTAAAAAAGGAGAAAACAAATGGGTTCAGATGAATTTTTAGATTTATGTAAAAAAGTAGTCAGAGAGTACACAGAAGAACATCTTGATAAAACGGATGGCAAAGTTGATTTTGATGTTTATGCTGTTTGGAGTTGCAAAGCGTTACAAAATAGTAAAGCATTAGCATCAACATCTCTTTCGGATGGAATGTACTATGAATTAACTTACAACGGAGATAAGAAAGAACTTTATTTAGATGCTTATAAGAAATTTGAAAATAGATGCATCAAGCTAGGAGGAAAATAAAAATGAAATTTGAAAGAGCATTTAAGTTTATGATGCAAAGCGGAGAAAAAATCAAGCTTCCAAGTTGGGGCGGATATTGGTATTGGGACAATGAAAAGAAAACAGTAATCATGCATACCAAAGATGGAAAAGAAATGGATATTAGAGAAACTGAAAGAGTTATTTATACGTTATCTAATATTCTTGATGATGGATGGATTCTTGCAGATGAAGAAAATTGCCCAGAATTAGGTGGAGAAGCTACTTTTGGTTTTGATGAAGCTATCAAATATCTAAAAAGAGGAATGAATCTTGCTAGAAAAGGATGGAATGGTAAAGGAATTTTTATTCATTTATGTGAAACAGATGCAACAACAAATCCTTTTGTTTGTATAGATTCATCTAATTTACAAACTGATAATCTAGATGCAAAGAAAAATATTGTACCTTGGGCACCATCACAAACAGATATGTTAGCGGATGACTGGGTATTTTTTGAATAGGAGGATGCATAAATGAAATTATTTATATCACAGCCAATGGCAGGAAAAACGGATAAAGAAATCTAGCGGGCGCAATTTTGCGCCGGCTAAAATGCCCTCATAATTACGGACTTTTTTCAATAAATCCTTATGTTTAATTTCAATTATAGTTAGCGCTATTGAAACAGTATGAAAAGGTATAAAATGATATAAAAAAATAAAAAAGCTCCTACTCGTTTGAGTTAGAGCTTGTCATCATCGTAAATGATTTCAATATCTTTATATCGTTCAATAAGCGAATTTACAACAGTATCGTAAGTTTCTTCATCTATGGTTTTGTCATCGTAAATTTCTTTAACTTTACGCCAGCGATTTAGAAAATCATTAACAATCGTATTTCCTGGTTCAAGATAGTGCTGTGATACATCGTTTTTGTAAACATTATTAGAATCTTCGATTATTGAAAATTTGACACTTTTACATAGTTTAACAATAGTTTTGAATACATCACTATACGAATCAAAATTTTCAATATTTTTTAGATTGGTTCTACCACATAACCAATCCATAGATATATCACATTTTTCGGCGATATTGTACAGTGTATCAGTATTAGGCATTTTAAGGCCTTGCTCGTAGGTAGACAATGTAGCTTGAGTTACTCCAATCAATTTGCCAAATTCTTTTTGGGTCATCATTTTATCACGACGAATGGTTTTGATATTTTTTGATATTATTGAATTATCCATATATTAAACCCTCCTTGTGTATATTATATATACTTTTTAAATAAATGTCATTCAATATGTTTAAATTATATATTTATGCTTTACACTATATATTTATTTTGATAATATATATTTTGAAAGGAGGGACAGCTATGAAAAACTTAATACTTAAAATCGATGAAGAGTTACATAAGCAAATAAAAATTCGTGCAACCGAAAATGGTCAAACCATAAAAGGCTATATAACCACATTGATAAAAAGAGATTTAGGTATAAAAAAATAGAGAGATGTCGACTAAAACAATCCTCTCTATTAAACCATCTAGGCAAAAGCATTTTAACATTATTTGCCTAGAAATTCAATCAAAAAGAAAGAGGTAAAAGTTATGTTAGAAGAATTAGATAGTTTATTAGATGCTCTCATGGATATTGATGATAAGTTAAATGAATTACAAAGAATTAATTCTATGGTTATCGTTACATGTGATGCATGTGAAAACGGAAATGATATTAAATATGATGTTGCAAATGTCATGGTATTTATTCAAGAACAAATTGATTCCTTAGATGATGATATTAGATCAAATGTTTCAAAGTGTAATGCTTTAACAAGAAATATTCAAGAAACAATTAAAAAAGGAGATTGTCAATATGAACGAACTACAAATATTTAACAATGAAGAATTTGGAAATGTAAGAAGCTTGATGATTGACAATGAGCCTTGGTTTGTTGGTAAAGATGTTGCTGAAGCACTTGGATACAAAAATGTAAGAGATTCTCTTGCAAGACATATTGATTCTGATGATAAAAGAGATGGGGTCGTGATTCACGACTCCATGGGTAGAGAACAAAAACCAATTATTATTAATGAATCAGGGTTGTATTCATTAATCTTATCGAGCAAGTTACCATCAGCAAAAAAATTCAAACATTGGGTAACAAGTGAGGTTCTTCCAACTTTGAGAAAAACAGGTTCTTATACTAAAGTACCAACCGACCCAAGAGAATTACTTATGTTGACAATTAAAGCACATGAACAAACCGCTCAAAGAGTTGATGTTCTTGAAGAAAAGGTATCTGATTTAGAAAAATCAACAACGATTGACAGTTCACAACAATATACGCTTGAAAGAATTGCTAAAACAACTGTAATCAGTGCACTAGGCGGTATTGATTCAAGAGCATATCAATTAATGAGCAGAAAGCTTTTCAGTAGCATCTGGAGAGACTATAAAAAGTATTTCAAATTAGGCTCATATCGAGATACACTAAAGACCGATTATGAAAATGCTAAAAATTATTTGGAATCATGGTCTCCCGAAGTCAATACAAGCTTGAAAATCAAAGAATATAACAGTCAGTTGGCAATGAATTTAGATTATAATAATTAAATATGAATATAAAGCGAGTTCAAAAGACTCGCTTTTTCTATACGCAATTTTGGAAGAAAGGAGGTGTTTTTCAATGGCTGAAGGATTAAGACCACATCATCATCAAGAATTTGAATATCATACTATTCAATATTTTGATAAGAAAAGACACGTTATTGTTAAGAAGATACAGTACATGTGTATGATTTGCGGTCGTATTCGTCACGAAAAATACGATTGCTATGTACCGCCACCTAAACCAAAAACAAAAGCACTAGAAAGGAATAAAAGGAAATACAGCAATAGAGACTGATATTTCCTTTTTTTGTACCCAAAAACTGAAAACAACATAGCAAGACATGAATAAAACAAAAATTTTGAGGTGGGCAACTCGTAAAACTGCAACTGCACAGGCTGATGCGACCAGCGTACTAAAGCGTAGTGAATGAAAGGATCTTATGAAAAGAGAATTTTTAAAGAATTTAGGATTAACAGATGAACAAGTTAATCAAATCATGACTGAAAACGGTAATGATATTGAAAAATATCGCAAGGAAGTCGAATCAAAAACAAAAGAGCTAGAAACATTGAACACAAAATATGAATCAGCTCAAAACTCCTTGAATGATGTAAATAAGCAAATCAAATCATACAAGGATATGGATATTGAAGGCATCAAGAATTCCGCTGCTGAATGGGAAAAGAAATATAAAGATGAAACTGCAGAGTTGAACAATAAATTGACTCAACAAGAAAGAGACTTTGCTACTAACTCATACTTTGCAGGAATGAACTTTACTTCTGAAAGTGCCAAACGTGGAATCATTTCTCAATTCAAGGAACAAAACTTTGAATTGAAAGACGGCAAATTCATTGGAGCGGATGAATATATCAATGGTTTAAAAGAATCGGATGCAGGAGCATTCGTTGTTGAAAAAACTAAAGATGAACCTTCATTACCAACATTTACAAAAGGTACTGCTTCTAAAGGAGCACCTGGAGGAGAAAACAATGCAAATGCATTCGGTTTCCATTTTGCAGGTGTTAGAGCAATGCCAAAAGAATAACAGATCAGGAGGAAATTAAATATGGCAGCAGTAAACTATGCACATGCATATCAACAAGCGTTAGAACAAGCTTGGCCTTATGCGCTTTATTTCGGAGATTTATTCAATACTCCAAATAACCAAAAATATAGATGGGTCAATGCAAGAACAATTGAAATTCCAACATTAGAAACTACAGGACGTGTAGATTCAACAAGAGATACAATTGCCACTGCATCTAGAAATTACAATAACGCATGGACACCATTAACTTTAACTAATGAAAGAAAATGGTCTACATTGGTACATCCAAAAGATATTGACCAAACAAATTTGGTTGCTTCAATTGGTAATATCACTGAAACATTCAACCAAGAACAAAAATTCCCTGAAATGGATGTATATTGTGTTTCTAAAATCTATGCTGAATATCAAGAATTAGGTCAAACTCCTATTACTGATGAAATCACAGCAGCAAATATCTTAGAATATTTCGATAAGATGATGATTGCCATGGCAGAAGCACGTGTTCCATCTACAGGAAGAATCTTATACATCACACCAGTTTACAACGCAATGTTAAAACAAGCTGAAAAATTAGCTAGAACTGTCATTATTGGTGATGCTGAAAATAAATTAAACAGAACTATCGCTAACTTAGACTTGGTTAAAATCGTTGAAGTTCCATCAGAATTAATGAAAACTGTTTATGACTTCACACAAGGATATAAAGCTGCAGGTTCTGCAAAACAAATCAAAATGTTCATGGTGCATCCATTAGCAGTCATTACACCAATCAACTATGAATTTGCTAAATTGGATGAACCATCTGCAATGTCTGAAGGTAAATGGGTCTACTATGAAGAATCTCATGAAGATGTATTTGTTTTAAAGAAAAAAGTAAATGCAATCCAATTTGCAGTTGAAAAATAATAAAGAGGAGGATGATCTATGTCACAAGTAAGAAAAGGAAATAGAATCCTTACAATCGAGCCACATAGAGTTGATGACTATGTTGCTCGTGGTTATGATCATATTGATGAAGAATCTGGTGAAGTCATTAAAAAAGGTGACCCAGTTTCTTTAGCAGATTTTAAAAGAGAATATTCATCTTTAAAAGCACAAGTAAAAGAAAAAGATGCAAGAATCGCGGAATTAGAAGCACAAAATGCTGAATTGACAACAAAAGTCGAAGAATTAGAAGCAGGTGCTAAAACTCCAACAAAAGCATCTAAGACTAAGAAAGATACAGCAGAAGGATAGTATGAAGGTTTCTTATGAATATTATGTAGATACATTCAAAGGAAAAATATGTCAGCCTGAATTTGAACCTCTTGTTGAACCTGTAATTGATTTAGTCAAGGGTTACGCTGAACAGTTCATTGCGCCGTGGGCATTAGAGAAAGATATCGATTATTACTGTTTGGAATTGAAAAGAGCAGTATGCTATCAAATCGATTATCTTCAAGCAAATGGTGGTTTGAACGCTCTAAATGGCACAAGCGATTTAGATTTACAAAGTGTATCGAAAGACGGATTTAATTATAGCTATGGCGATAGGGGCAACAAATTCAATGGTGTTCCTTTTTCATCCGTTTCAGCTTATATGATTAAAAGTGAATTGAGAAGAAAAGGTCTTATGTGCAGGGTGGCCAAACGATATGATTAGCTCTCCTCGTATTTTAAGGCCTTTTACTGTTACTTTGATTCATAAAGTTGATGAAGATACTTTTATTCCATACGTTCTTGAAAATGTTGGATTTGATGAAAACTATGGCATTACACAATCAAACAAGGGTATTTCTGATGCGGACAGTGTTCTTTTAACGATTGATTTGAGTGATTGTGGTGAGCTTACATTTGTTGATCAGCATGATTACAAGTCAAAAAAGAATACTTTTACGATTGGAAATGAAGATTATTTTGTCTTGAATGTGGTAAAAGAAACGGACTACGATGAATTGAAAAAGACAACAAATGTCTATTCAATCAATAAATATGCCTGTTATCGCCCGCCAGGAACGAAAGAAATCCAGTTCATTGAGGTGTATGCTTCTTGAAGATTTCTATTGATGTTGACTTTTCTCGAGTAAGGAAGGATTTAGAAGTGACTAAGGAGAAAGCCTATCATACTCTTAAGAATTCTGTAATAAGAGATACTGATCCTTATGTTCCTTTTTCTAATCTGGAGAATCACACCCACTTGAGAGAAACGCCTGATATTGGAGATAATGCCAAAGAGAAAAAACAAGTCATTTACGATACTGATTATGCGCAACATGTGTATAAAGGTACAGGGATGAACTTTGACAAGTCACGTCATCCAAAGGCAACGGCCAAATGGTTTGAAAAATCAAAGAAAGCAAACATCAAGAAATGGATTAAAAGTGTAGAGGATGTGTTTAGAAATGGAAAATAAATCAAATAAAAAACTGACATATGAAGAATACAATAGAGTATTGGATTGTATCTATGACTTTTGCAAGAAGTTGGATATTCAAAATTTACAAAAAAACATGTGGAAATTAGATTTCTTTACTTCCAGCAAGGATGACCAAATCATGGTTCAAAGAATATCTAATCGTGCTGAAAAAATTAATGAAAATATCATAGGAGGCTATACTGCGGTATTGCCTTTTTATATTAATTTTCAATCAGGAGCTAAAACTGAAAAGAGTGTCAAAAAAATTACGGATGTTCTGGATGATTTAGCAAACCAATTTGAAATGGAAACAATGAATAAATTTGAAAACATTGTTTTTCCTGATGATATAGTTCCACAGAAATTAGAAATGATTGCCAATCCTGGTGTTGAAACCTATGACAATGGCATCGCTAATTTTTCAGCACTGTATCAATTAACTTACTACAAGAAAGGAGCGTTTGAATAATGGCACAAACATTAAGAAATACTGTAGTAAACCGTCATGAAAACCTACACTACGTCAAATTCGATGGTGTATCAAAACCTGTATTGGCTGGTACTGGTTTAACTGATTGGACTCAAGCTGTAGATCCTTCAACCGATGACGGACAATACATTAATGAAAAGACTTCTCACTCAAATATGATGGCATATACACCATCAGTTTCTTATTCAGGAGAATTGATTCCTAATAATGAATTTGTAAGACATATCTATGAAGTCGGTAAAAAAGAAGTCATTGGTTCCATGTTTGATGAATATGAAATCGAAACATGGGCACCTGTTGAAGGTTCAACTGGATGTTTTGCAGCACATCACAGACAATATGAAATTCAACCCTCTAATCCTGGTTCTGGCGAAGGTGGAGGGAAAATTGCATTGGAAGGAACTTTTGCTCAAAAAGGTGCTTCCGAACATGGCCAATACAATGTGGCTACTGGTGAATTTACTGCAGGTGAATATGACTACACAACTGGTAAATTTACAGCTGCTTCACCTCAATCAGGTGCGTCATCAACACCAGGAAGCAAATAGAAATCAAATAAGAAAGGGATTGTTACTATGTTAGAAATCAAGATTCAAGAAAATTTATTCGATGTAAAAATTAAAGATCGTATTTTCAGTATCGATGCTGACAATATCGATAATCATTTGCTGATTGACAAGTTCATCAAAAAATACAGAGGCAATCGTACAATTGACGATACCTTTATTGAAGACTGTCAAGTCGTCATTGATGAATTGCTAGGAAAAGGCTCATATGATTATCTTTTTGATAAGGATGATTTAAAACCTTACTACGTAATCCTAGCTCTTGCTGAAGAAATTCAAGCCAAGTTTGATGAACATGCTACGACTGAACGTCAAAAAGAAAAGCAAGACAGAATCAAAAATGAGCTTGACAATTTAAACTCACTTACAAAGGAATTTGGAAATCTTCAAAAGCAAATGGACTATACAAAAAACAAGTACGGGTTGAAAGATTATGTTAATTCTAGACAAAAGAGATCTTCAAAAAACAATAAGAATAGAAAATCAAGAAGTAGAAATAAAAACTGATTTTAGAACGTGGATTCAATTCTCTTGTATCGTTTCTGACAAGTATATTGATGAAAATTATAAAATCCCTATGCTGTTTGATTTGGTAATTCCAAACTATGAATTGTACATGGAAAGTGTTGATTCATTGGAATTGCTGAAGGGAATTCTTGATTTTTACAAGTGTAATAAACCGGATAAACCTGAGAAGAAACCTAATAAAAAAGTTGGGTTTCTTTTTGATTATGATATGGACCTCATCTTTGCTGCGTTTATGCAGCAGTATGGCATAAATCTATTGAGAACCAATATGCACTGGTGGGAATTCAAAGCATTACTTAATGGATTGAATGACGACACCAAGTTCGTTCAGGTCGTTGGATATAGAACTGCGGATCTATCAAAAATCAAAGACAAGAAGGAACGCGCGAGAATGAAAGAACTTCAAGATTATTATGCTATTCAAGAACAGGGAGACCCATTCCAAAGAACTCAGGAAGAAATCGAAGCAGAATTATTTGAATCGTTAGGAATTCCAAAAGAATAAATTAAAGGCAGGTGGTATGATGGCAGATGGTAAAGTTGTTATTGATTTAGAAATCAATGATAAAAGCGTTGATAAGAAACTCAATACAGCTGATAAAAAAGTAGATAAATTTGCTAAAGATGTATCACAAAAAGAAGCTAAGCCAAACGTTGATGCTGATACTAAAAAATTGGAAAAGAAGCTTGATGAAGCATCAAATGAGGTCGAAAGCTTTTCAAAAGAAGCTACTGACAACGCAAAAGTTGAAAGTAGTGCAAAAATGGACACTTCCAATTTTGAAAAGAGTGCCCAGACAGTAAAATCAGAAGCATCTGCGGTTGAAAAAGCTATAGATGTTGATGGTAAAGTTGATGTTGAAGATAAAGCATCATCTAAATTAGATAGCGTAAAGAAAAAAGCGGATGATTTTTCAAACGAAAATATCAAACCCCCTAAAATAGACCCTCCTGACACCGATGGTTTTGAAGAAGCACTTCAAGAAATGGAAGACAAAGTCAAATCATTCGGTGCTAAGATTGCAGGATATCTAGCCATAGGAGAAGCGATTAAACAAGGAACTGAAATTGGAAAAGAAGTCTATGCTGATTTTGAAGATTCAGTTGCACGTGTCAAAGGCGCTCTAGGAGAAACAGATGACCAAGCGAGACAGACTGCACAGGTCATCAAGGATGTTTATGAAGCCGGTCTCGGTGAAAGTATGGACCGAGTTGCTGAAGCGGTCGTTCGTATCAAGCGCAATCTAGGAGATATGGATGATGGAACCCTTAATTCCATCACACAACAAGCAATCATTCTTGAAGATACATTCGATGTAGACATGAATGAAACCTTGCGTGGTGTCAAAGGATTGATGAAAAACTTTGGCTTGACCGCACAAGAAGCAATGGATTATATCATTGCAGGTACTCAAGAAGGGCTTGATTGGACCGATGAATTAGGAGATAACATTTCAGAATATTCTGGAAAGTTCTCTCAGGCAGGATATTCAGCAAGTGAATATTTCCAATTACTGAAGAACGGTTCAGAAAGTGGAGCATATAACCTTGATAAGGTCAATGATGCTATCAATGAAGTAACTACTCGTTTAGCTGATGGAACTATTGAGGGTGCTCTAGGTTCATTTTCAAGTGAAACACAAAAGACATTCAAAGCATGGCAGGATGGAAAGGCTACTCAAAAGGATGTTATCGACAGTATCGTAAGTGACATTACTAAATGTGATGATCAGCAAAAAGCGTTAACTATGTCAGCTACTGCTTTCGGTACAATGGGTGAGGATGCCAACCTTACATTTGCAAAGGCATTAAATAGTGTTGGAACTACATTTGACGATGTTTCAGGAAAAGGACAACAGTTTGCTGATGAAACAACAACTCCAATGCAGGAATTGGAATCAAAAGTTAGAAAGGTCAAAGACCAATTACAGCCTTTAGGTGATTTGTTCTACGATATAGCAGGTGTTGTGTTAGATAACTTTGCTCCTCTTTCAGGAATAATCGTAACTGTTGCTACAGCAATTGGAACGTATAAGGCTATTACTTTAGCATCACAAGTTGCAACGACAGGACTAGCCACAGCACAAAAGTTATTAAATATAGTAATGAGTGCAAGTCCTATTGGGCTGGTCGTAGCAGGTATCACGGCATTAGTGGCTGGATTCCTTTACTTATGGAATACGAGTGATGGGTTCAGAAAATTCTGGTCAAAGCAATGGGAAAATATCAAGACATCTTTCCAAAATGTTGCAGATATACTTGTACCATTTTTTACCAAGACATTACCCGAAGCATTCAATGGCCTTGTTGAAACATTCCAAGGTGTCGGCGATTCAATCGTTGAATTTTTTGTTGGAATTGGCGAGACGATTGCATCTTTCTTTACCGAAACGATTCCTTAAGCATTTAACAGTTTCATAGATATTGTAAGTGGATTTGTTGATTCAGTGGTCAGTTTCTTTAGTGAACTTCCTTACAACATAGGATATGCTATAGGATATATCATTGCATTGATTGTAGATCTTGGAATGAAATTTGTTGAATTTGTAACGGTTGATGTTCCAAATTTCGTAACAGGTTTTATTTCTTGGATTTCTCAGTTGCCTGGTCAATTTTGGACATACATAACTGATATCATAGGAAAAGTAGCTGAGTTTGCTTTGAATTTGATTTCCAAAGGATATGAAGCAGGGTCAAACTTTGTATCAAGCATCATCAGTTTTGTTACAGGATTACCTGGGCAAATTTGGAGCGTATTGTCAAATGCTATTGGAAAGGTTGCTGAGTTCGTTGTCAAGATGGGTTCAAAAGGTATTGAAGCAGCCAAATCACTATGGGATGGAATTGTCAATACTCTTTCAGGATTACCAGGAAAGATGGCCGATATTGGTAAATATATCGTTGAGGGCATTTGGAACGGTATCAAAAATGCAAAAGACTGGTTGCTTGGAAAAATTGGAGATTTTGCAAAAGGTGTTATAGACGGCTTCAAAGGTGCACTTGGAATTAATTCGCCATCAAGAGTAATGAGAGATGCCATTGGTAAATTCTTACCACCAGGTATAGCTGTGGGGTTTGAAGTGGCCATGCCAAAAGCTCAAAAATCCATGAACAAAGAACTTGAAAAAATGACAAGTGACTTGAATGGTATCATGAACTTCAATTTGGATGATATCGAACTGAAAACAAATCTTGATATTGCAAGACAAACAGCATTTGAAAGCAATGTCACAAATGAATTAAAAATAGATTATGATAAGATGGGAAATTCAACTGCTAAAGCAATTAAAAACAGTGGAATGTCTTTCAAAGTTGACAAGCGTGAATTTGCCAGAATTATTTAGAAAGGAGCATTTATGAAAGTATATTATGTCAATTCAAACAATGAGCAAATAGATTTGTTAAGTGCTCCTTATCATATTGAAGAAACTGACTTTTTTAACTTTGAGTGGTCATATGAAACTGAAAATAGAAGGGTCACACGCTTTTATCGTGATGTCGAAACGAAAAAAGTTAGTGTAGATATCTTTAGCCAAAATCAAAAAGACTTCTACAGTGCTCTAAATAGACTCGTTGAGATATTTGATGTAGATAACGTAAGCAATGTCAAAGGAAAACTTTTCTATAATGACTACTATATAGAGTGCAATATCTTTAAGAACCAAAAGGACATGAAGTCATATATCCTTCCATACGCAAAAGTAGATTTAACTCTGGTAACCGATTCAACTAAATGGATCAAGGAAGATACCTACCATTTTTATAGCAGTGGTGAAGGAAGAAAAACTGGAACAAAGAAGTATTCCTATAAATACCCTTATGTCTATGGTGCGAGCGAAGGACAAATGACAGTCAGAAACATTGGAGTCGTTGAAAATGATATTTTATTAAGAATATATGGTCCAGCACAAGACCCAGCCATTAAAATAGGAGACAACCTTTATCAAATCAATACGACTCTTGAAGCAAATGAAAGACTTGAAATCGACACAATGAAAAAGAAAGCTGTAAAAATCACAGCACACGGTGATGAAATCAATGTTTTTAATGACAGGAACAAAGACAACAGATTGTATGTTCCCATCCCACCCGGTACAAATATTGTCGTTTGGAACAACTCCTTTTCGTTTGATATCGTTGTCTACGATGCAAGAAGTGAACCGAAATGGGAGAGCGATGAATGATGATGGAGTTCCTCTACACGGATCCTAACGGAATTGAACAGGGACCATTGTTAAACTGCAGCCTAGACTTGGAAATTGGAATATATGACAAAGCCAAGAACGACTTTGAAATAACTGTTTCAACGGACAGCTGGGACCGCAAATTGACATATGACAGCAGATTCTATTGTGTCGGTACCGAATTTGGTGGGATAGTAAAAAGTATCGAAATAGATACTGAGGCTGAAGAAGTAAAAATAGGTGGTATATGCCCAAGAAAATTGCTAGCAAACGATATTATTCAGCCTAAAAAAAGAACTGATGAATACTATGAATTCATAGGTGAAGCAAACGAATGCATTCGAGAATATATCAATTCATCAACTGATTTTTTCAATTATATTGAAAATAAATCTAAATCAGTAAGTTTAAAAAAGAAACTGGCTGATTTTTTTGTTGTTTCACAAGAAGATAGTGGAATAACCATTAATTATCAGGCACGTTATTACAACACACTACAAGCATTTGAAACAATGCTAAATGATGCAAATGCCAAACTTAAACTTATTTGGAATAAAGATGGACAGATTGAACTTTCAGTTGAGCCTATTATCAATTATTCCGAAAAACTCCAATTCGACAATGATTACAATCTGCAGATTATCGCTAAAAAAGATATAAATCAATGTAATCATTGTATCGGGTTAGGCAAAGGCGATTTGCAAGAAAGGCAGGTTGTTCATGTCTTTAAAATCAATGATCAATATTTAGAATTGAGTGAAATTGATGACAGTTCTTTGATTCCGATTGAACTGAATACAATGACGTATGACTATTCAAATGTTGAAAGCGTTCAAGAACTGATAGATGGAACCAAAACAAAATTAAAAGAAGCACAGACTGATAACTCTTTAGAAATTACGTTTGATAATTTGTCACCTGAAATTGGTGATATCGTAGGAGCAAAAGAATACATAACAGGTATTTCTATGCAAAAACCTATTGTTCAAAAGATAGTCAAATGTACGTTTGAAAAAGACTATACAGACTGCGACATTGATTACAAGGTAGGTGATTAGATGGCAAGTTCAAGTGATGCAGTTGAGGCAATTACATTGACAGGAAAAGAAGTGTCTGCAAGTATCGATGCATATTTGTTTGATGCTCTATATTCAGTTGATGGTATTTTTACAAAAGGCAATCAAATGGAAGCTTCTATTGTCAGCAATAATAAAGTAAGGATTGCTGATGGATTGCTTATAAACCAAGGACATTTTCTTAGAATCAAACCAGGAATGTATTGCGATGTGCCAATTGAAAATGGTACTCAAAACATGAAACGTTGCGATTGTATCGTTGCTCAATTTAAAATTGACGAGAACGGAGAATCACACGATATTGTTGTCATCCAAGGTACACCTGGAGAACAAGAAACAGTTCCATCATTAACAAAAGATGATCTTGAAAACGGTGGTGCTTTACGTCAAATTGAATTGTTCAGAGTTCATTTGAATGGAATCAATATTTCAGGTGTCGACAGGATTGCTAGAACAGTCAATTCATTTAGTGATGCAATCTTTTACAAGGGTTAACATATGAGAATTATTGAAATCTATCTGAATGAAAATCAATCACATTCATGTACTAGAAATATCTTCTATGCTGGAAGAAAGTATGATAGCAACAATACAGCTGTCAAATTCACCAACAAAAATCTATTCATTGATGGCTGGAACTTCTACTTGAAAGTAGATATGGACGATGAAGTAACTGAAATACCATTACTTCAAAATCTGTTTATCATTGGAGAAAATCTTACTCAAATAGCAGGGGTATTAACCTGTACATTGATTGGCAGAAACAGTGATAATAATTCTACTAAGACATTTGAACCATTTAGATTGAAAATCGAAGATGTCGAATATGATCAGGATGATAAGGAACAACAACCAATGGATCCAAACATGAAGTTGCTGTATGAACAATTAATTAATTTAAAACAAGAATTACAACAAAAAGAACTTGCGACTCTTCCTGCAGGCGGTAATAAAGACCAAGTATTGCAAAAAGCAAGCAATATCGATTATGACTTTGCATGGAAAGATATGCAGGGAACAGCCACAGAAATGTCTGATGATGAATTAGACAATATGTGGAAAGAAGTATTTGAATAAAAAAATAAATAGAAGGAGAGATATATTATGAGTTTTGTAACTGATTCAATTTTAAAAACAGCCCTAGGAAAAATTAAAGCTTGGGGAGAAGGGAAATTTGTAGCAAAAGAAACTGGTAAAGGTCTATCTACAAATGACTATACAAATGCTGATAAAACAAAATTAAACGGTGTTGCTACTGGTGCTCAAGCAAACAAAATTGAAAGCGTAAAAGTAAATGGTACAGCTTTAACTCCTGATTCATCGAAAGCTGTAAATGTAGATTTATCTGCTTATGCAAAATCAGCTGATGTAACAAAAGAAATTGCTTCAGCAGTTTCAGGGGTAACTCAAATCGATTACTCGGTCGTTGAAACATTACCTTCAACAGGTAAAAAAGGTATTATCTATTTAGTTGCTAATAGTGATTCTGGTAATAATATCTATGATGAATACATCTATATCAATTCTAAATTTGAAAAATTAGGTTCGAGAGAAATGGATCTAAGCTCTTATGCTAAAAAGACAGATATCCCAACAAAAGTATCATCATTAACAAATGATTCAGGATATCAAACTGCAGCACAAGTAACTTCAGCTATCAACACTAAATTAGTAGCAATGACTGATACTGAATTAAATACAATGTGGACTGAAGTATTTGGAGCATAATCAATTAGGAGGAGGTCTTATATATGAAAGATTTCTTTAAAAGAGTTTTGTTTTCAAACGTAAGTGAACATGCATCTTCAACAACTGTTTCAGCTAATAGCACTAAGTTTCTAACAAGTGATATTTTAAAAACTTTTATGACAAAGTTAAAAGATACGTTTGTTTTGAAGTCACAATTAACATCATTGCAAAAGCAAGTTGGACAGCTTGAAAAGACAGTCAGTGAATTAGAAACTGATTTAAAAGATGCAGTATATTACAAAGAGTAGATTGATTTCTGCTCTTTTTTCTTTGGAAGGAGAAAAATATGAAAGATTTTGAAACACGTGAGTGCGTTGTACACACACACACACACACACACAACTTACCAAAAATAGGAAAGGTACAACGAAGTGCCTTTTCTCATTCTTTAAAAAGATTGGTGGTGAAAAGCATTTAGGTTAGTTTTAACCTAGATGTCAACATGCCAAAACTTATTGATAAAAATGGAAATGAATTGCTTAATCTACAAATGTCTACAGATGAACATTGGACGGGAAAATATTGGATTGATGGTAAAAAAATCTATGAAAAAATAATTACATGGACTGGACTTAGGGTTGGTGTAAGCACCATAGATCACTCAATCATTAATTTGGGTGAATTCATTGATTATGAAGTCACATGTACAAACGGAGAAGATTTCTATAGATTCCCAGTTGTTTATTATTCTGGTGGGAATACGGGAACGTTCTACTCTACGTATTTCATTTTGAATGTAAACAATATTCGTTTTGCTAACAATTACAGTTGGGCAAATTATAAATTTAAAGCAATTATTCGTTATACAAAAAACTAAAGGCACTTATGTATCTTTTCTTATTTGATTTTTATTAAAAGAATTAAAGAAAGAGAGGATCATACAAATGTCAAAAATTAAAAAATTCGTGGGGGGGGGGTACTGTTTACTAGCAATATTAAAAACAGTATCCTTTTACCTATTACCTTTGACAAAGGAGGTGCAGTTGAATAGCTGTGCTTCTATAAAAAGAGGTGTTATTTATGGCTAAATTTGTTAATTCCAACGGAGATGAAATCAATACTGATGTTGTTCTTTGGAGTGGTAGTCATTTTGGCTATGGTCACGATTTAACATTAAATGATGATGCTTTGAAATTTAAAGAGTTAATCATAATTAGTGATAATAGCGCAGTTATTGCACCAATTATTGATGAAGAGATCATATATTCTGGTGTTGTTAACAACTGGACTGTTACTAATATGTCTTTTAAATATAATCAGGCATCAAAACTGTTACACATTGATAATTGTAGATGGACAAATTCATCTAACAATCAAGGTACAACTGTTACTAAAGTCATTGGAAGATATTAGTCATAAATAAAAGCTGTTCTCATGATATGGGAAAATTTGTTAAAAATGATGGAACTAAAATTCCAATTGGAACAATATTATTTGATGGTGCAACACAAAGTGATTTTACATTAACTGAAGATATTTCTAATTATGACTATTTAGAAATCTTTTATAGAAGTCATAACTGGATAAATCCTAAAAGTACTAGAATGTCATTAAAAGCAGGTGCAAGAGTACATTTATCAGATGTTCATACAGATGGAAATACTGTTTCTATATATGAGATGATTCTTGTTTTTAGTGGCAAAAATGTTACATTAAGTGGATGTACTAAAGTCATTGGTGGTACGTATCTAGCTGCGGTTGAAGGAACAATATACCAAGTAATAGGATACTGATTGCTAGCAAATGGGAACTTATGCCTCAATTTGTTAATGCAAATGGAAATACATTATTAAATCTTAACTTTTCTTTAGAAGAACAAGAAACGGGATTATATTGGATAGATGGTAAAAAAATATATTGCAAAGTAATACTCGTAACTGGGTTTGATAGCGAGGATAAATATGTACCACATAATATATCAGATTTAAACAGAGTATTGAGTTGTGATTTATTTATAAAAACAAGTGATGGAACAAACCACATGATGCCGCGTGCACATAAAGATGACGATCATGATGGTATTTCTATTCAAATAACTAAAACAAATTTAATATTGCAAGTTGGAAAATCAAATGGTTTTCCAAATGCAACAGGATATGCAATATTGAAGTATATAAAAAGCGAATGATTAAAGGACGAAAGTCCTTTTTTTGATGCCCTGGACACGGCTTAAAACTATCTAGAAAGGGTGATTGAATTGAAAGTTAAAAAATATGATTTTAATCAGTGGGTAAAAGCTGCAGGTATTAGAGCAATCAAAACAGTAGCTCAAACTGCTGTAGCACTAATTGGAACATCTACAGTCATGAATGAAGTGAATTGGGCAATGATCATCAGTGCAAGTTGTCTATCTGGTGTTGTTTCTATTCTAACAAGCGTTTCAGGACTTCCAGAGTTGGAAGAAATTGTAGATGAAGGTTAGGAGTGAAATCATATGACAGAAGCAGTTACAGTTGCTTTGATTTCTGGTCTATGTGTAGCTGTGCCTAGTGTAATCACTACAATGTTTTCAAACAATAAAGCTAATACATTAATGAATTATCGTATTGATGAGCTGACAAAAAAAGTTGAAAAGCACAATAACGTAGTTGAACGTATGGCGCTTCAAGAGCGTGAAACTAAAGCAATATGGAAAAGAATTGATGAAATCAAAGAGGAATTAGAGAAAGAGAGTGAATAGCTCTCTTTTTATTTAAAAAAAGGAGGAAATAGCATATGAGTTATGTTATGAAAGAACATTTAGCGAATAAAGCTAATTATGGTTCAAAAAGAGATTTATCAAAAATTAAATATTTAGTCATTCATTATACAAGTAATGATGGAGATAGTGATGAAGCAAATGGAAAATATTTTGCTAACAACGTAGTTAAAGCTTCTGCCCATTACTTTGTTGATGATGATTCAGTTACACATTCAGTTCCAGATGATTACGTAGCTTATAGTGTTGGTGGTAAGTGTCAATCGGCTCATCATCCAATGTATCAAATCATCACTAACAGTAATTCATTGTCGATTGAAATGTGTGATTCCAATAAAAATGGTGTTGTTGAAATTACCGATAAGACATTAGAAAATGTATATGCATTAGCACGTGCGTTGATGAAAAAATATAACATTGATATTGATCATGTTTATCGTCATTATGATGTAAATGGTAAATTATGTCCTAATTGTAATGGACTTTTAGATGACAATGTTTGGAAAAATTTTAAAAATAATATTGTTAATTCAACTGTTGGAAATCTAGGGACATCTACTGCTACTCCATCTGCAGCTAAAAATGACAACTTAGACAGTATTATTTCAAGAGGTCAACAACATTCAATCAATTTTACAGGTCATTCAATTGCAACTGATGGTGCATATGGTCCTAAGACTCGAGCAAATATTGCTAGATGCTTCCAACATGCTATTAATTTGGACTATGGCAAAAACTTAAAAGTTGATGGTGCTTTTGGTAAAAATAGTAAAGCTGCTTTAGGTCAACATTATGTCAAACGTAAAGAAACTCAATACATGGTTACAGCAGTAGAAATTGCGTTAATGTGTAGAGGATATGATCCTGATGGTGTTGAATGTCCAGGTCAATTTGGCGGTGGGCTAGAAGCTGCAGTAAAACAATTCCAATCAGATAGAGGATTGAAAGTTGATGGAATTGCAGGAAGAAACACTATTTTGAAATTAATGGGTGTTTAGAATGGAAAAACTAAAGATTATTATCATTGTATTACTTTTATTGATTGTTTGTTTACTTGCCAAAAATACTCAACATCATTTTCAAATTATCGAAAAAGATAATCAAATTGAGAAATTAAAACAAGAAAATTTGAAATATCAATATCAGATTGAAGAAATGAATGAGCAGTGGGGAGTTTACAGCGAATAATTAAATAGTATAATTAAAGTTGTAAAAATTTAATTGTATTATAACCAATCCATACTTTGGTTAAATAATTCGACGTCAAAAAAACAATTGAATATTTTACATTAAAAAAAGCCTACTCAATCAAGAGTAGGTTTTTTATTTATTCATATTCGTATTCGTTTTCAATGATAACATCTACACGTTTCATAATTACATCAGCAACAGCATCATCTTTTAAAAGTAATTTGAAATCAACTTTTAATTTGAAAAAATCTAGCAAAACGATGTATGCGTAAGCATTGGCATCTACTTCTTCGCTTTGAAGATTATACTCTCTTATAGAAAGCTTATCGCTAGTTTTATAATTATCAAAATCAAAGACATGTGTATCGATTTGATATTTATGTCTTAATTCATGCGCGATAGCAAATGCCATATCAACATCACCGTATTCATATTTGGTTCTTAAATACAGAATTGATTTTTCATTTTCATAAACCAATGTAGCTAGTTGAGTACCTTGATTGAATTTTTTATCATCTGTAACTATACTATCAGGTATAGAGATACATAGATCCTCACATACTTCTTTGATAAATTCTAATATTCCGTTCATTATTTTTCCTCCTTCAAATTATAAATTTTATTGTATAATTCCTCTATAGTTAGATTTAAAGCTTCAGAAATTTTCATTCCATTTTCCACTGATGTGCTTTTAAATTCTGTATTGCCTTTAATAATATCCACCAGAGTTGAGCGAGAAATTCCTGTTTCTCTAACAAGTTGAGCAATTGTTTTATCAGTTAAATCCAATAGTTTCATTATTATCATCCTTTCTAATTGATTTCAATTTTTGCGTAACTATCATCATATGATACGTCACCCCACTCTTCATCCCAGTAAGAACCAGTGTCGTGATCGCTGAATCTGATACATAATTCTTTTAAATCTTCTAGCTCTTTATCATCCATATCTTCATAGTAATCGGCATCGTCAGTTTCATTCATAACCATTTCCATGTTCCTTTGAGTGTATGGAATATATAGATATGTGCTGATTGATTTTCTAGAAGTTTCAATTCTATAATTTTCAAGATTGAAATCTTTAACTAACATATTTATTTTCTTTTCAATATGTCTTAATTTTGATTGAGCATCAGCAAGTTGATCATCATATTTTCTATAGTCATTTATTGCTTTATCAGTATCATCAGGAAGACATTCTTCATAATAAAACAAAAAATTAATTGCATCTTCAACTTCACCTTCATCAAATCTATAATCTCGACCGTATTCTTCGCAATCTTCATTTTCTTCAAAATTGATATCTTCATCTTCTGCCGCTTCATCTTTCATTTCGAAGTAGTTTTCAATATCCCAATTTGCAGTAGAAATAATATTTTCAACTGCATTTTTTTTAAAAAAAAGTAAATCTTCAATATAATTATGTTCCATTTTTCTTCACCTCTTTTTTTAATCTTCTACAGCACTTTCTAATAAATATTGAGCAATTTCATATTCATTGTTGAAAATTGCTTGAACAGCAGTTACTATTTTATCAACGTAAGTATCAGCTTGATTGTAGAAACTTTTTTTATAATAAACATCAGCTAGATCGTAAACAGCAGAGATAACTTCTTTGCTGACATGAATTTTACCTTGTTTGTTACAAGCAAAGACAACGTTTGCTTGTTTTCTTGTGATTCCAATTGATACGTTTCTTCCTTCTTTTAAACATTTATGTACCATTTCATTTGCGAAGTCATGTGCTCTTTGTTCTAGTGTGTTCAT